GCCATATGTTAATAAGCTGTTAACTATCAACATATTAACAAAGATTTATGTTAAAATGCATTAACACGTTTTAAGGCATTTTCAGCCAATTTAAGCCCCTTGACTTTGTTTTGATACCTTACCCTTACCAATGCCAAGATAATTGAAATTTGAGGATATGTTAAAGTCTCGTTAATATCCATGCATTCTAGTCCCGTTAACATTTTTTTAAGAAATAATACCCTACGCACACGCACACGTTCTTATGTAATTAAGATTTTTTTTCTTAACATATTTTTAACTATTTTGATTTTGTAAAATTGCAAAATTTCAAAAAATATCCTTTACCTTGCATTCAGTTCTTTTATATATGGCGGCAATGTGTTGATGAGATCAAAATAAGTAACTTATTTTCTCATCTCATATATAGTGTAATACTATTATTCCCGTCAGTAGTTCCTTGACATATTGGGCATATCATCTAAACTTGTTTATTCATTCATTCATTCATATTTAAAAATTCAACATGAAAACAGCGACAACACAAGCTACAAAGGCAGCAAGAAAGCAAGTTAAGACAGAAAACAAAAAACCTTTGCAAGGCAAACAGGCCGCAAAAAAGACTGAAAAAATTGTCTTTTTGGCTGAAGGCATGACAGGTAAAAAATTGGTACAAAACAAAATTGCTACCAATAATGCGGTGAAGCAGGAAAATACATCATTTTCTTTTTGCCTCAAAAGTGTAGTAAAATTTGACAAAGGTTTCATTTCATCCTTCGTAAATTTCAATGAGCTTGACTGCTCCCCCAAAAATTTGCTCCCATTGCTCAAGGGCAAAGAAGCAATTAACGGGAAATTTAGCTCATGGCTTATAATGACATTGATACGTCGTTATTATGCCAACAAAAAGTAAGGTAAAAACATTCTAAAAATCTGAATGTATGGGGGTTCAACTCCCCCACTTTTTTCTATTTATGATATCCCAATGGGGGCGATATAAACATATCGCAAATGTGGGGGCTGCTCCTAATAAATAAGGGGGCGGTCTGACAAAACAAAGTGTGGGGCGAAGTGTGCCATATAGAGCGGAGTAATTCCGACTAATGGCTTAGCTAGGGAGTAATTCCCGACGTCCTGTGCTTGACCACTAAAACACTCTTTGACATATTGACTATTTATGGGCGGTCCGAATGATTCGCCTACCTTAAACTCATATGGGGCGAAATGCACTATGAGGGGAGAGGTTCATTATTTGCAAATACCATAACGGGCTGTGCTATGCACACAAAGGAGTGGGAAAGTGGGTAGTGTAACTATTGGGTAGGTTAAATTGGGTTGACGCATCATTGCCCTTACAAGTAATTTGTAAGCTATGGGCATGGCGACGCATACGTAAATTAGTACCAAGTGAGCATACTACCTACATAGTTCGGATTGTGTAATGGTAGGGGTATGCGAGGAAAACCCATGTGATTTTCATACGTTTTAAGGGGTTGTGGTAAACGTATATAAGCGGGTTCGGGTACGCTGACCGTCAAGCGGTGTAATATACCCCTCCTGGGCGAAAGCCATTCAACGCTATAAGTGGGCGTTGTCTGTTGATTAAGCAGGGAGCAAAAGACTATGGGCGACGGGATGTCGCTACATACAAACAGAAACACGAGTAAATAACCTATAAAAAGCATAGGATGGTCGCAGGGTTGGTTCGACTCCAACCCCTATGCCTATTTCATAAACCAAAGAACGGGGGACAGCGTAAACTGAACAACAATAATCATGCAAACACAAGCAACAAGCGGTACACTTGTCTACTCACGTAGGCACAGACGCATCAAGGCAACTATCACGTCGGACAAAGTTTTGTTTGAGAAGTTCATCTCCTACTATGGAAAGGAGGAGGCGGTCACTCAATTCAATCTGTTCAAACTTAAAATGGCTATCAAGTCAGATGATAAATTCAGAGCAATATGAAGGAAGTTTATCACAATGGCTACATTATCTACGAGAGGGATAATGGGTGGTGGGAAGTGTACGCAGGTGGCAAATTTGTACGCTTCGACTCCCTATCACACGCTAAGTACGAAATAGATTATTGGGCAAAATAAAACTAAACAACATGTACACATTCATTAAAGTATTGGGCATCGTAACCATTTCGCTGTATGCTATCGTAAGCTTCATCTCACTCGCACCAAACCCATCAACCTGGGATACTGGGGGTAGAGCTGCTTTTGTAGCATTTGCAATTATATTCTCATTGGCAGGTACAGCTATATTCGAAGATTCACAAACAAAATAAACCAATCATATGTCAAAGTATTACATCAACATATCAAATGAGTTATCTGAACACGTCCTTTCATCAAGCCTTAAATTAATATCAGCAAAAGAATCAATAAGGGAGGGTAAGCTGTTTGATGCAATGGATAAGATAAACGAGTTGGAAAGGCTAATGAGTTTCATTAAATTAAATACAGAATCATTAAAGGGCAATGCTAGTCTAGACGCCAATAACTTCAAACATGCAAGACGGATTATGGAAAACTACCTTTTTGACCACGTAGAAGAATGGGTGGACTTGTCATGGACAGATGACATTGAACTGTTTGAGATGTATGTATATCATACACAAAGAAGGTCATATCATGATGAGGGTATAAGCTATAACCAATCATTTATAGAATACATTAAACAAATGGCTAAATAAAACCCATTCACATGACACATATTGCAAAACTTATGCTAGAGAATGAGATGCTAAAACAAATCATTGCATATGGTAAAATTCACATCAACTACGACTCATCGGATTGTGATGGAGGACATAGTGGAGGACATGCAGAGTTTAAGTCTATAGATGATGTGTACGAATGGTGGGATTCTAATGCAGAATGGGCGGATGGTCCGTTTAGCTTTAGAGTAGTACAACCAAGCGAAGTTCAAGAGTCATACCTATATTTCACAAGATAAAAATCAAACACATGAAACAAGAAAACACAGCAAAAGCAGTCTTATTCTTAGTATTCCTGGCACTAGTCATTCAGCTAATATTCATAGTGTCACATGTAGTAGGCAGGGATAAATTAATTACCAAACATTCAAAGGCTGTACTTGGCATAAGTTGGTAGTATGAAAAAGAGAAGCGAAGTCCTTGATGTACTCGTTATAGTTAGCGGTACATCTATATTCCCACTGCTAGTAATTGCCACCAATAAACACACAATGCTAGGGTATGCCATTGTAATGATTCTTGTAACACTTACACTAATGAAGGCTGCCGATAATTACAATAAGAAGTGGGAAAGGACGTATATGCAAAGACTAATCAAAAAACGTAAACATTCATAACCAAACCACACAACTATGGTATTCAGCAACAGTTTCAGCAAGATGATTGCGGAACTTCGCGATGACTGCGAAGTATCCAATGTACTTTACTGCCACAGGGGCGATTTAAAGAATGATGAACTCGACTACATCACCATGCGTGGGTCCATGATTTCATACCTGCCTGCAGGTAGAGAGCATATGACAAATGACGATGGTAGATGGCGCAGAGAAGGTAGGCAAGAAGGTAAGCCTGCCCGTATCATACAGAAGGTTATACCACAATACATGTATGATGACTTCAGCATTAATGATTCCAAGTTAGAGAAGTTTACCAATGCCATACGCTCATATGTCATGGCGAATGGAGATGGAGAAGGTGGAGATAGTGATAAGGTTTCACTATTTGTGTGCAATGGAGATTTGATACCATTATATTATGATGGAGAAAACTATTCTGAGTATGCAGGCGGTAACTTATCAAACAGCTGTATGAGGGGTATGAACCCCGAAACATTTGATATCTATAGACGAAATCCTGACAAAGTATCTATGATTGTAGCCCTAGATTCTGTGCATAGGGTTCTTGGAAGGGCATTGCTTTGGAAGACCGATAACATAGGTTTGTGTATGGATACAATATATGGGAAGGATGAGATTAGGCCTATGTTCATCAAGTTTGCTAGAGAGAATGGAATACGATATAAGGCTAGTCAATCGTGCCACCATCATTCATTTGAAATGCTTGATGGAGAGTCAACTATAGAAGGTGACTACGCTAGTGTAACACTAAGGCACTGGGATTTTGATGAATACCCATACATGGATTCACTATATTATCTTGATGGGTCAGTTATATCTAATAGACGGCCAGATGGACAATATCGAGAGCTTAGGAGTACGGATGGAACATATGAGGAACTAAATGAGGAGGTAGAAGATGTTATAAATGGAGACTACATCAGAGAGTGTGATGGCACACATGTAGATTATCGGTATGATGGATGCAGCTACTCTGGGTATACAGAATGTCCTACAAACTATGTAGATGAAGTAGGTAGTAATGTTTATGTTGACCACTGTATCTATATAGGAAATACATACTATATGCTCGATAGCAGTAGCATAGTATATGTAGAAAAATATAGTGAATACTATCATATAGATGATATTGTATACGATAATAACGGAGAACCTATACATTGTGATGATGCAGTGCATACTATTGACGGTGATTGGGTATGTATAGATGATGCCGTTGAGACATCTGATGGATGGCTATTAGAATGTGACTGCGAGAATATTTATGGGGAATGGGTAAGGAAAGGTAACAATCAAAATCAAGAAGCATGATAAATCCACTATTGTTAGAAGTTCTTAAGGTTCAGTCAGAGACCTATAAATGCGACAAGATGATTGACTTCGTCTTAGAGAAGCTGTTCGAGTTAGGTTGTTCTATGGACTACGACGAGTCGGGTAATATCTATGCCATAAAAGGTAGCGCTGATACATATCCATGTATGGTAGCACACCTTGACACTGTACATAAGATTGTTCCTGACAATGAGTATACGGTCATTAGTGATGATGAATATGCATTTGCATACAATCCAATCAAGAGAGAGATGACAGGGGTTGGTGGTGATGACAAGGTTGGTATATACATAGCACTACAGATGATGCGAGACCTTGACCATTGCAAGGCAGCTTTCTTTGTAGATGAAGAAGTAGGATGCTTAGGTAGCTCAGAAGCAGACATGGAATTCTTCAAGGATGTTCGCTTCGCACTACAATGTGACCGCAAGGGTAATAGTGACTTCGTGTATAATATCATGGGTGTAAGTCTCTATACAGAACAGTTTAGCAATGACATCGCACCAATACTTGAGGCACATGGGTACTCTGAAAATATGGGTGGGCTTACGGATGTATACCAACTCGCTGACAATGGCATCGGAGTATGTGTGGCGAATATGTCCTGCGGTTATTATAATCCACATTGTGATGACGAGATGATATCATTAAAGGATGTAGAGAATTGTAGACGCATGGTGTATGAGATAATGTATAAGTGTACAGATGTTTATGAGTGCAATCATGAAATAGGAAGAAGCTACTCATGGTGGAAGGATGGTGGTAATGGCATAGCATATGGAAAGGATTCAAGTAAGGATATTGAGACGCTATCATGGTACGATAATAATTCAACTAATGGCAGCACAACAGATTGGTACGATAAAGATTGGTCAGACTGGGAGTACAACAATGGCAAGTACACTATGACAGATAGCAAGTGGAAGGCATGTTGGGATTGTTACGAAGTGCATGATAAGTCAGCAATAAACAGCGATGGGCTGTGTGACAGATGTTCAATATACCATAACCCTAAAATAATATAACATGAAAACAGTACTAGACTATTCAAACCTTATGCCAAGAAGTTTAAGGATTAGGTTCTTGAGAAATGTTGTTGAGCAAAAAGGTATAGATGCTATCTTCTCAAAGTACCAAAAATTTAGTGATGCTACAAACAATACAATGCATTGGGCAAATACACCTGAAGGGCATGACTTTTGGAACACGATTACATATAATGGTATCAAGGCGGCATATAACAAATCACAGTATAAAGCGTATTTTAAGACAAGAACAAAATCATTTTAAAATAACTAACAATGAAGCTACCAAAAATCAAAATCAAGGTATATATTAGCAAGGGTGAAATACATACTATAACTAGCTCGGATGATGTGGCTAGGATATGCAAGAGTATATTCACTGCAGACACAATCAATTGGACTGAAGAGATGATGGTAGTATGTCTAAACAGGGCCAACGTGGTTGTTGGTTATCACAAGGTTTCATCAGGTGGTTTCTCGGGCACTGTATGTGACCCAAAGGTTATATTAACCATAGCCCTACAATGTGCAGCATCATCAATTATACTCTAACACAATCACCCATCTGGCAATTTAAAGCCATCTGATGGAGATATAAGTATAACCAAGAAGATAAAGAACGCTTGCTCATTCCTTGACATAAAGCTACTTGACCATGTTATAGTAACAAGTAACGGACACTATTCTATGCTAGATAACGGTAATATTCAATAACTAAAATTCAAAACAATGAGTACAAAAAAGACAAAGATTGACATTAAAGATTATTGGCTTGGGAAAGCAGCCAAAGTATTAGTAGGTAGGAAGATTCAGTCTATAAACTATTTAAGTAAAGATGAGTGCGAAGAGATTGGATGGTTCAGTAGACCAATAGTTATTACCCTTGATGACGGTACTATTATATACCCGGTGGCAGATGATGAAGGCAATGATGGAGGTTCTATTCACTACAGCAAGCAAGGAGATACCAATTATATAATCCCTGTAATATAAATAACATGAACAGTATAACAGATTTTATAGGAAAAGAAGTTAAACTATTCCCAAACGACACATATAAAAAGTCTGCAATCTTATTAGAGATTAGCGACTATGGGTACTTGTTTAAGATGACCAAATGTGAACTTCGGTGCGGATATAAAGTAGATGACATTGTATTTCTTAATCACTCAACGAAAGTTGAAATGCTTATTAACTAATAATAAATAAATAATATGTATAAAATAATAGCACTAAGCAAGTACGGAAAAGAGCAAGTAGACACAGCAGATACTAAGTCAGAAGCAGAATTTCTTGCAAGAGAATATCAAATAGCTTACGGACCTACATTCACAATTTACATTAAATAATAAAACAAATCACATGAGACCACCAACAGGTTATTACAGGAATTTATTGAGAGACCATTTCCCGCAGGTTAGAATAGCTTTCACTCATACACCTATATATGGATGTGTTATAGTAGACTCAACAAGTGTATTAAAGGTGCTAGATGAATCAAATGATTCGTATGCTAAATTCTATTCTGATGGAATCAGAAATGGAGAACTTGTGTCTATCGTAGAGATAGGGCAAGAGAAAGTATTTCAAAACAATGGAGAATTATTTTTCACAAGCTAAACAACTATCATCATGCCAAATCACGTAGAAAACAACCTATGCGTCTTCGGAGATGCACAAGATGTGCAAGACTTTAGAAATGTTTTTATCATTGAAAAAGACGGAGGATATACCGCCAAATACAATGGGATACATCCAATGCCACAAGAATTGAACGCTGATGTATCACCACTTCCAAAAAGAGATGGAGAGACAGACAAGCAATACGATACCCGTATGAAAAAATACAAGAAGCTGTATGGAGCAGATAATTGGTATGATTGGAGGTGGCAAAATTGGAAGACTAAGTGGGAGGTATATGACTTCAATTTATGTCTTGATGAAATCGATAGAATAGAGTGCAGTTTTAATAGTGCTTGGAGCCCACCTGTTGGTTGGCTAAAGAAAGCTGTTGAAATGTTTCCTAACTTGCACTTTACCATGGACTACATTGATGAAGCGGATATGTTCTGTGGGCTGTCTATTGGAATTGAAGGAGAATTTTTAGACAAAGAAGCTCAAGTAGAGTACCAAGATAAAGATGGTAACAAGGTAGTATACAGTTCTAATTACGATTGCTATATGAGAGGTAATGAGAAGATATTAGATGAAGATTTTTATCCAAATAGAATAAACCCACTATTATGAAAGAAATGAAAGTTTACGTAATGAGTATTAAATCTATCCCAGAAGGTCTTAATTGTCAAGATATTACAGACCAGGACTTCATGAATTATTCAGAGTTTGAAGGAAGTGTATATTCTTTAAGAGGATTTGAAAATGCAGTAAATCAAGATGATTTTGATTCTGTAAATAGTGTAATTAGAATAATTTAACTTTGCAAAAACCCAATCAAGCATGAAAGAATTACATGAAGCCGTAGAGGATGACTTCCTCGATTTCCTAACAAAGTACCCAACGCTTAAAGAAATGCAAGTGCCTATGTCTCTTATAAGGCTTTGCTTCTTCTCGGGGTACAACTCTTCTTTGAAACGATTAGAAAATGCAGTAGATGAAGACTTTACTTAAAATTAAAATAGCTTGTGAAATATTATTAGAACTTGGTGAAGATGCCCAGTGCATTGCCTTCCTTGATTGGAAGAGCATACCCGAGGCAGCTGTTTACCAAAGAGCTATAGTTTTAAAGCACGGTAGAGTTACATTCTATAAGATTAATTCAACAAAGATTGTTGACATCCAGGGGTACGGATATTTCCAAATTTTATGAGTATAAATGAGAGCATGCTCAGGATTGAGCGAGACACCCTTGAGAGAAGGTTAGATGAGCTATTGATTTCATTCAGAAAGGTCAATAAGTCAAGGAGTAAGTACATGACGATATCATCAGAAATGAGAGATGTTATCATAGATATGTTGCTATCAACAAAAGGATGGGAGTCTGATAAAGACATAGACCAAATAGCCTCAGATATTCTAAGTAACTATAAAAAAGAAAGAGATGGCTATGATTGATGACATCAACGAGTTCTCTAGGTATATAGAAAACACCTATGGAACTAGAATAAAAGTCAATAGGTTTGTAGACGAGTCCGTAACTAGGGACACCCAGGCCGTAGACATATGGGCTACTGCCATATCAGAATACTTCGGATGTGCCAAAGATAAGTTGTTCTCCAGGGGTAGACGTAACAATAGCACAGAGAAGGTGTGGCTTCAGTACTTTCTAATGGAAAAAGAAATGCTTTCTCCTGTAAAGATTTACAATATGTTTGGACTAAGAGACCACACCACACTATACTCCAATAGAGCATCATGCCAAGGATACAGCGAAGTATACCCTGAGATAAATAATGGAATCGTAGACATACACAATAGACTTATTAAAGAATTAGGGTTAGATAAACAAATTAAAATTATATGATTATTGCATTGTCAGGTTACGCAGGCTCGGGCAAAGACGCAGTTGGAAAGACAATATGTGAGTTATATCCTGAATGGCATGTTAAAAAGTTTTCGGGCAAGCTGAAGGAAATAGCGAGCATGTTGACAGGACTATCTGTAAGTGATTTTGAGGACCATTTAGTCAAGCAAATGACGCTAGAAGGTTACGGCATGACCGTAAGGGATTTCCTTCAGAAATTAGGCACTGATGCCATCAGGAACAACCTTCACCAAGATGCTTGGGTTAATGCACTTATATCAGAGTATAACAGGTCTATAAGCTTCAAGAAGGTTTGCTCAGTATGTAATAAAGAATCAACTATGTCTATATGTATGTCATGTAAGACAAATACTCTAGTTGATAAGAGCAATACAAATTGGGTTGTTACAGACTGCAGGTTCCCTAACGAAGCCGAACAAATAAAAAAGTGCGGTGGATTAGTTGTTAGGGTTAAAAGGCCTTATTCTAAGCCAGTTAATGGACACATATCTGAGATTGCTTTAGATAATTACGATTTTGATTATACGTTACATAACGACAATGACATAGAGTACTTAGTTACTAAGGTCAAGTTTATGTTCCGTAAGCTAGGTATTACAGCACACTGATGTATGAAGCCTTGTACCCTTGTCTCGGGGTTGGCAAGACATAGCTGTCTTGATATTTGGGTTCAGTGTGTGTTGTTTATTTTTTACCCAATAAAGACAGCAGGGAGGTTTTGCTGTACCAGAACAGCTAATTTTTATTTTAAATTTGGATTATAAGAAAAGTATATTTACTTTTGTATTGTCAATCCGAATTGATAGTCGCAGTATGAATTCGGGTTTGATTTAATGCAACCCGCATTTCATTGAACCCATACAGCTGCGACCTGTGTGGGTTTTTTGTTTTGGATTGGTTAGCAAGCAGTCGTCTGTCTCTCTAAGTTCCGAGTATAAGGAATATATAGGCATGGCCTTACCAAAGATTCCCGTGCCTTATCTGTTAAATGTATAGTGTGGATGTAACTTTATCCCTATACAGCCTACCTCATTCGATAACTCATATGACGTAATAGGTCAGAGGTTGTTTTCTTTAGGGGGAAGGGGGCAACTTCTGTTCTGACCACCTATTCTCAAATCTATATTCAGTAATAGTTTAAAAACAATAATCTAATGGAAAAGCACAAACAAGTACTAGACTACATAGCAGAACAGTTTGGAGTAGATAAAAACTACTACAATAATAAGAGTAGATATAAACAATATATTATGCCCAGGAAGATGGCGTGTTGGGCACTATATATAGTAGGAGGCATAACGATGGAAGAAGTAGCTAAGATTATTGGATATGCAGAACATAGCACAGTACAACACCATATACACGACTATTGGAATATGTGTCTATCTGATGATGACTTTAAGGCTAAAGGAGAAACTGTTTATTCAAAATCAATTGAAATATATGAAACCAATTAGAGCATCATTAGAATTACTAAGATTAATATTTGAAGTAATTTTTTTTCTTATTGTATTTTTATTTCTATTGCTTCCTTTGTATATTTACATTTTAATTAGAGGTAAATGAATCAAGGACAAAGAGAATCAATATTCCTTATATATGTAAATGTATGCAACGCACTTATATATGCAGAAGATATTCTTATAGAAAAGCAAACATCAAGAACTGTTAAAGATTCAGTAAGACCTATTAAGGATAAGTTGTCTTGGATTAAAAAGAATATGGACTTAAAAGTACAAACAGATGTATCTAAGTCTATTGATACATTAAGATTCGATAGTATATGTAGACTTCTTTCTAATATGCCCGAAGAATATCAGCAACAACTTGAAGATACAATTGTTAAATTTCTTCAATCTATAGAAAAATAATTTTTCTTTTCACTACTATTTTGTAATTTCACAAACCAAATCAAATCACATGAACACACTAGAGAATTTACTCTACGAACTCGAGTCTATTAAATCAAACTTAGACACTGACCCACAAACACTAGACAACTGTATTAGAATTATAGAATCTATCAAGTCTAATTATCAAGAAGAATTAGATAGGTCTTATGACCAAGGATGGATTGATTCATTAAAACATCATAAACTATAACTATGCCGGATATCACAATGTGTTCGGGTATTGATTGTCCCTATAAAGATAACTGCTATAGATTTACCGCAAAGCCTAGTGAATATCAATCATACTTTGCAAATCCTCCAATAAAAGTAGATAAGTGTGACCATTATTGGGGAGACAATGCCGAATCTATATGGAGTAGTTTAGGAGAAATAATAATAGACAGAAGTCCTGAATGGCCATAAAAACAAATAACATAAAAACAAATAACATGGAAACAGCAATGCAAACATTATGGGAATTTATTGATGCAAATTATCATGAAGATAGCTTCAATCTTAATGATGCAAGAGATATGTCAATGTCACTAGAGAAGCAGCAGATAGAGAGAGCATATTCAAGTGGTGCTGCAGATGTAGTATTAAGACAATTCAAAGACTCTGATACATATTACAAAACAGTATATAACCAAAATAAATAAACTATGACACAACAAACAGCAGTAGAATGGTTGCAAGAAAAATATAATAGAAGACAAGTATATGAGGAATCTATATTTGATGAAGAGTTTGAACAAGCCAAACAAATAGAGAAAGAGCAGATAATAGAAGCATATTGTGATGGATTTAAGCAAGGTAGTGAAGGAAATAGAATATTATCAGAAGAGTATTATAACGAAACATATAAAAACAACTAACATGTTCACAGACAGATTCTTAAAAGTACCTATTAAGCTTTATGACGTTGACCACAAAGAACTAACTGGTTCAGAAGTAACTAAAGACACATATACGTACATAAATCCATTTGACGTTTATGCATTTAGGCCATCTGATGAAAATAACGGAGACTGCACACATGTGTCCATGAAGAGTGGAGAAACACTTCTTGTGTATGTACACATATCAGACTTTATTAAAATGATGAACCAGCACAGTAAAATAAGCATATGATTCCAACTTGGAAAGACATACGAGACATGATTTTATATTTTATATTTATTCACCTTTTATTTTATTTAATGCTTGCATTATGACAAAAGAACAATTAGACTTAATCAAGAAGCCTTTACCTAAAGAAGCAGTAACACAGCACCCAACAAGACAAAACATGTCAACAATCAAAGCAATCTATGTAACAGAAAGGCTTAACGATGTGTTTGGAGTTGGCTCATGGACAATTAAGACAGAACTTGTAGGCCCTGGAATCATTGAGAAGACAAGGGTAACATCATCAGGAAGGGAAAGGATTGAATTCACTGCCGTACTTAAGACAGTTTTTGAAATTCCTGACCACAAGATATACTATGAGTGCATAGCATCATCTGTAAATGATGACCCAGGAGATGCTTGTAAAGGAGCAACAACAGATGCTATTACCAAGATATCTTCATATGTCGGTATAGGTATAGATGTATTCAAGGGAAAGCATGATTCTGCACTACAGAGTTATGAATCAGAGTCTGTTACTCAGGCTGTAAGCGATATATTAGCAATGAAGGACAAGAATGAGATTACAGACTACGCAAAGTCTCTTGATGACTCCATGAAACAAAACCAATTATTTAGAAAAGCTGTATCAGATAAACTTAAATCACTATGATAACACAAGAAACACTTAAAAAAAGACCATTATCATACTCTTCACTGAAAGAGTTTGCGAAGTCTCCTTCACACTATATTCAATATATAAGCAGAAAGAAAGAGCCTAGTAAAGAGATGAACTTCGGTTCACTAGTACATTGCATGCTACTATACAGCCAACAGTTTACTGAACTATTCGCTGTTGCTCCTGATGTTGATAGAAGAACTAAGGAAGGGAAAGCCACATGGGAACAGTTCTCAGCAGAAGCAGGAGGAAAGATTGTTGTAAGTGGTGAAGATGTGGATACGGCAAACGAAATAGCTGTCAGAGTATTTTCAAATACAGATATTAAAAATGCCATACACTCCTGCTCAGAAATTGAGAAAGAGTGGTCAACTATCATCAATGGACTACCGTTTCGAGGATTTATTGATGCTATGTCAGATAACTTTATGATTGAATTAAAAACAACTTTTGATGGCAATCCAAAAACATTCATAAAGGACTACCACAATAGAATGTACTATATCCAAGCTGCGCTATATTATCATGCAACAGGAAAGCCACTGAGTTATATAGTAGCTGAAACAAAATCACCATACAACTTCTTTATGGCTCCTATATCACAGGAATACCTTGATTATGGATGGTCGGAGGTTCAAAGGCTGACAGACAGCTTTAATACATGCATGATACTAAACTCTTGGGATGCAGGATATGAGTTTAATGGCCCAATATCTATAAATCTTCCACAATGGATTAAATAAATTTGGATATTTGTAAATTCGCTTGTATATTCGCAATGACATGTAGTAATTGGGAGATGGGTAATAAAAACCTCTTCCACACTTAAATGAGCAGGTACGACTATATAAAAATAAAAGAAGAACTGTTACCAGTTAATTCATTTCAAAGAAGGGATTTATCAAATCTTGAGTTCCAAACGAAAAGTCTTGATAATGAGTTTTTAGAGTATGATATTGATGAAACCGGAAAGTTAACATACATGGACTACGAGTATGAACTTGTTGAAACAGATGAAGATATATTCAAATTTAAGTTGAGTAGAAAAAACATAAACACAAAAGAAAGCACTTATACGGGAGAAGTTATTTTTTATGGTAAACCGTATGATGTTTTTTACATATTTAAGTCAAACTTTAAAGAAGGTGTAATGTTTTCAATAGAACGAGTTATTAAGTAATTATGTCAAACACAAAGCAAATAACGAGAGATAAGTTGCACGAATCCTATCCACGTATAGCGTCAATACTTGATGAGATATACGATGCAAATAAGCAAACAAACTATTGGTTCTTTGTGAACTATCTAGGAAAATACAAAGACAAGAATGGTAAACCAAGAGCTGTATCTATGGGTGCTGTTATAGATATACTTGAACAGCACGGATACGACATTGATATTATTGCCAATAAGAGAAGATTTCAAACCATAAGCATCAATTAACGCCCCGGTTATTCTTAGCCATGGGGTTATTTTTAAAATTTTAAAAAACCAATTTTATGTCAGAGACAATTTATTTCAATTCAGCTAGAGGCAAGAAAACAATGTACGGAACAAAACTTTCCTTTAATGTAGAAAAGTTCATTGAAGAACTTAAAGCAAATGCAAACGAATCAGGATACTGTAACGTAGTAGTAAAAGACAGGAAGTCTCCTGATAAATACGGCAATAATGTGTATATAATGCTAGACACATGGAAGCCTGACCCTACAAAAGCAAAAACATTCTCTCAGCAATCTAACCAAGAGTTGCAAGATGGAATTAAGGATGATGGACTACCATTCTAATAACTGCTTTCTTTAAAATATATAACCCTGCGCTTTAACAGCGTGGGGTTTTTTAACACAAAAATATGAGTGCAGTTACAATATTTGAGAATATTCTTTCAATATCTAACCCAAAGCTAGTAACTATTGATGCTGTGCTTAAAGCTATAGGCGATGGTAGGTATAAGGATAAAGTAGAAACAATTAGAGCATGTGCCAATGATGAAGAAAAAAGAATATTAAAGTCTAATTTGCCATGCGTACTATTTAGTGGAGAGTTTAATAAGCCAATAACAAAAACAAATGCATCTGGTAAAGAGTATGTCTCTTATAGAGATGATAAGAGTATTACAAAGCATAGCTGTCTAGTACCAATAGACATAGATGATGTAGATAATATTGATGGTGTAAAAGAGCAGTTATCTAATGACCAATTTATTTATGCACTGTGGCGTTCAGCATCAGGCAAAGGACTTCACGGACTAATAAAGATTGGTGATGGTAATAAGCATCAACAGCACTATAGGTCAATAATAAAAAGATATAAAGGACTTGATACTACTGCTCAAAATGTAAGCAGGGTTCTATATGTTTCATATGACCCAGATATTTATATAAATACATCATCATCTGTATTTTACGATATAGACATAGAAGAAGAAAAGAAACCATCTAAGATATCAATAGGAGATGGAAATACAGACTATAAGAAGGTAGATATTGCTTGTAGAATGATTAGGTCTGCTCCTGATGGGAACAAGCATATGGTTTTACTCAGAGCTTCAAATCTTCTAGGCGGATACGTAGCAACAAAAACAGTTGAATATGATGTATCCCTAAACTTATTGATGCATGAGATTAATAAGAGAAATATAGATGACCCTATACTAGCCAGGAAGACAATAGAAGATGGTCTTAGGCATGGTATGGCTAGGCCTATATCTGAAATTGAAGAGGACTTTAGAGAAGCTGTTAGAGAGATAGGAGTTATGGAGGAGGAATTATCATTCCTTTCAAATAATGCCAAAGATGATGACTTTATATATAAGTTTAGGGCAGGTCTTATACCAATGGGTCTCCCTATTGGGCACTACGAACTAGACCAATACTTTAGACTAAAGGAAGGAGAGTTCTACGCATCTCTTGCTCATTCTCATATAGGTAAGACAACAGTAAATCTATGGTTTCTATTCCTATCTGCCCTTAAATATGATTGGAATTGGATGGTATATACAGGAGAGAATCAATCAGCATCTGTTAAGATGAAGATTATGGAGTTCTTTGTAGGTAAGAGAATAAGTCAAATGGATGACAGGGAGCATAACATCTCATTGAAATTTGTTGATGAGCATTTCTTTATGATGTCAACAGACAACATGTATTCCTATAAAGACCTATTGGAGCATGCAAAAATACTAATGGGATATAAGTCTCTAAAAGGTGTATTTATTGACCCGTATAATTCATTAAAGATGGAACTTACGGCTGCTAAAAATAAATATATATATGACTATGAAGCCTATAGCGAAATGCTTAACTTTACAAAGAAGTATAATACAACAATTTTTCTTTCTGTACATACCACTACAGCTTCACAAAGAGACAGAGATTCTTCAGGACATCAGAAGATGCCTCACGCATCAGATACAGAAGGCGGTGCTGCACTATACAACAGGTCTGACAATTTTATGACACTTCATAGGAAGATTAAAGACCCTAACGAATGGATGTACACTGAAATATCTATTGACAAGATTAGAAATAGAGAAACAGGTGGAAAGGCAACTTCTCAAGGCTCTCCTGTAAGGCTTAAGATGGTAAACGGAATAGAGTTTGTTGATGATAATGATTACCTACCATTTAATAGGGAGCAAGTCTTAATTAAATATAAATTATTGTAATATGGGATATGAGTTTATTGAAGATTCAAGAGTTAGTGTAATCGTGTACGATGTTTCAATAAAAAATATAGAAGAAAGAAAAAACAAAGCTATTAAATACAAGACCCTTAAACTTGCTGAACAGAAACTTGGAATAGGGTATACTGCAATAAAAAATGCAGCAGCTAAGCGTAACAGGATATACGCACCTTTCCTTGATAAAGAAATAGCAATAAGATATGTAAAATGAAAAACGTAGGAAGCAAACAAAGAGCATTTGACATTGACGTAGTTTACGGTACTCATGGTGAAAATCTTGTTCTTGAGATTCTTAACGGAGTAAAGAAGGTAGAAGTAAAAACAGATAGGATGGCTCATATGACAGGGAATGTCGCTATAGAGTATGCGTCAAGGGGTTTACCAAGTGGTATAGCAACAACAAAAGCTGACTATTGGGCGTTTGTAATAGGAGAGAACAAAACTGTTATTTTCATTACAATAGAAAGGCTTAAAGAGTTGGCTAGGTTTTGGTATAAGAGTGGACGCATACTAAATGCGGGAGATGGAAATACATCAAAAATTATTTTAATACCAATAAATCAATTATTATGAAAGAAGTTTTTACGGACAAAGGATTGCAGTCAGCATTTGAAAAGAGTGTTGATATGCATGAAACATTCAGGAAAGTTGTTTCTAAAAAAGTAGACTGTGCAAACCCCGCTGAAATAGTTGGCCATATGTCTGAACTTACAGAAGTTATGGGACAAGGAGTAACAGCAAAAGCTCAGTTTCAGTTTTTAACAGAGAAGCTGTCATTCCAAAAGTGTATGAACTTAAATAACCAGGAAATGGGTGCTACAGAAAAGAAGATAGTAATAGCATACGAGATAGGAGACTGCTCTTTTTATAACGTACTTTGTGAATTGCTAATTAAGGAAGCGCATTATAAAATGGACCTTCTAAGAAGCGCATTATCTTATTCTAAGCAAGAAATGAACATGTTATAATTCTATATATGAGGCAGATTAAAAAGGTTGAAAAGTATGGAGTAAAGTTTGACTCAAGACTTGAGTTATATTTCTATGAGTTAGTATTAAACTCAAAAATAGACTTTACGTTTCAAAAAACATATACTTTACACCCTTCATTCAAGTACAACAAATCAACGGTTAGAGCAATGACTTTGACCGTTGACTTTGACTTTACTACTCATGGGATTAATATAATTGTAGACACAAAAGGATTTCAAAGAAATGACAACAAGCTAAAGTGGAAACTATTGAAGTATAAAATGTACTCAGAAGGTAAATCTCCTGAGATATTTTTACCCAAAAACCAAAAAGAATGTCAAAAAACATTAGATTATATAAAAAATGTTTGTAATTTAGCAACCAAACCATATACCGATGTCATCATTTCGCCCACGATTAAGCCCGGAGGAATACGAGGTAATAAAACACCTAAGACAAAGACACGAAGCGTTAAAACAGGAGTGCGAAGAAAAGGGAATACCAATTGAAGATGTAAAGCACTATTGGTATAAAGGCGAAAACTTCTCCATAAACGTAAAGTCTGCATCTATATCATACCTAGACGTTAGGGATGAAATTCTAAGTGATATGACTAAGTATACTCCTGTATACCCAATCATAAAAAGAACTAAATTAAATGATAGCCATCTATTAGTAATAGACCCATCTGATATACATATAGGGAAGCTAGCAACAGCTAATGAAACAGGAGAGGATTATAACGTAGAAATAGCTGTTAAAAGGGTTGTTGATGGAGTAGAGTCATTGCTTAAAAAGTGCAATGGCTTTTATTTTGATAAGATAATGTATGTCATAGGTAATGATATACTTCATACAGACAATACAAAAAGAACTACCACTAGCGGTACGCCACAAGATACAGATGGTATGTGGCACAACAACTTTTTAGTAGCTAAGTCTCTTCATATAAAGATTATTGAGATGTTGATGACTTTGGCTGATGTGTATGTTCAATACGACCCATCCAACCACGACTATATGTCTGGATATTTTTTAGCCGATACAATAAGCTCATGGTTCTCAAAGAGCAAGAATGTTACATTCAATACATCTATAAACCATAGGAAGTATTTTAGATATCATAATAATATAATTGGAACTACTCATGGAGATGGTGCTAAAGAGTCTGATTTGGCCCTGTTAATGGCTCATGAGACGGGAATGGATTGGGCAGAATGTAAGCATAAATACTTCTATACTCATCACATACACCATAAGAAGTCTAAAGATTATATGGGTGTTACTGTTGAGTCAATGAGAAGTCCATCAGGACCAGACTCTTGGCATCATAGGAATGGATATGTTCACTCACCCAAAGGAATTGATGCATTTATACATCACCCAATACAAGGACAAATAGCTAGAATAAGTCATATATTTTAGTTTAAGTATATGTGGTCTAGCATAAATGGCTCACATGGATTAATAGGACCAATTCCATCATCATTAATAATATCATTCATTTCAATACAAGCCACTTCATCTAAAATTCTTTCAAAACTAAATGTGGTGCACATATGAAGAACTACTAGACTATTTGAATTGTCATCAATCTTATTAAATGAAATAATCATGCAACGAAAATAGTGAATTTAAGCCTTAGTTGACTTACCATTCCTACCATTTCTCGCTCTGTTAATCCTGCTTAATTCTAACTTAAACTTTCCTGATTTTGTATGGCTCATATCCTTGCCATCGCCATTCCCATAGGTTCCAGCATCCCTATTGGCTTTATTTAACTTAGCCCTATATTCTATCCTTTCTTCTGATTGATGATATTCTTTATCATATTTCCTCTTCCTTTCTATGGAAGATGAACTCCATCCATTATAAGATGGATGATTTCCTGCATTATTATTTTTTGCCATTTTTATTTATACGCTTTTCAATCCAGCCGTATATCTGCAAAGATAACCAAACCAAAGACATAATACTCACGAAGAATGTAACTAAAGGGTTGATTTTGACTACATCAAAAAAGAATAACCAGGTCATGATTGTTGATGGAATCCCTAATATGTCAAAGTCTTGATTCATTTTAATTACATATATATACAAATATAAATCATGTATAGATATATACGCAATATGCTTGTGAATCTACACAAGTTCAACGATAAACAGTTTAAATTTAGATATACGGTCAGCTAGTCCATGTACTCCTCCATTGACCTTTTTTGTAATATTTGTGACATCTAAATCTGTATTTCCTTTATCCGCTAATTCGTTTAAATTTCTGCTATTCCAAAACCATGCAGCAGATAATAGTGGATATTTATTTGATACTAAATCTGGATTAGACAATATATCATCATCTACTACTTTATCGAATTCTGTATAGTTTACTTTACCAGTAAGCTGAATATACCCCCTTCCCCTAAACTTCCATCCGTCTCCAGATGCCTCATCTCCATTTCCCATCCTACTTGAATATACTCTGTTAGCTATCTTCTCTTGATTTCTTTCATACTGTTTTGCTGTAATATCATCCTTAAAATACTTTGGGAATGTAGTCCTAAGACCTGCTGCTCCGTAGTTTAAGTTCTCCTTTAGAAATTTAAAGTTCCCAGACTCGTGAGCTACCTGAGAAAGAAAATGAGCAAGCCTTAGTGGAGTATTTATTGAAAATTTCTCCATCACAGAAGGAAGTTCTTCTAAGACTGCTGGTGGTATTTTTACATTTAGCTTACTAGTATTCATTGTTAATCTTCTTTTTTATTTCCCTTAAAAGAATTAATTAGATTCCCAATAGACTCCACAGTGGTAAGTCCAAGAGAAACGGCAACAAGGGTTACAGTGCCCCATACAAGAGATTCTGCTGGAGCAATATGTGCCTCAGACCTTGAATTGTCCCATAGTGTATAAAATAGTACTAGAGCACCAATAATACCTACAAGTCTTTTAGATGAGTTATTACTATCCGAAGAAAAGAAACCTCCTATAAAATTAAAAAACTTTTTCATTTTATTTTATTTTAAAATCTTTATTAATACCTACGGAATAAGAGCCAAATGTTCCACCAAAAGCACTTTGAGCGCCATAACTAAAAACAAATGAATATTCTTTTTTCAAAGGTAGTGTATAATTTAAGTCATATTCCATAGTAATATCCTTATAATAGTAAAAATACCCAATGGCTGAACTTATACTAAACCTTCCGTAAATAGGAAATGTAACCATAAGTTCCTGGTAAAAATCCTTACTATCATAAGTCCACCAACCACTATTAATCCCAACTGCTATATCTCCAAAATACTTTCCTACCTCAACTGTTCCACCTAATAGGTTTTTAGTATCTCTCAGTGGCGTATCAAAAGCTACGTTAGGTGCAGCCATAATATAATACTGAGCCTTTGATTCTAAAGCAATAAAAAATAATATAATAAATATTATCCTCATTTAATTTTCTTTTTAACTGCTGCTTTTTTAACTGGTGCCTTTTTTATAACTTTCCTTACTACTCTCTTTGTCGAAATAGGTTTTTTAAGCATGTCGTAAACGATAGAACCTAAAAGAACAACAGCAATGGCAATAGCTCCTATCATAAAATTGGCAAATTTATCAAGAAGCTCAATCATCCCCTTGGTATCTCTTGCTCCAATAGTTGTTTGGATGTCTATTAAGTCATTTACATACTTTAAGACAGGATAAATCTTTGCATCCATTTCTTTTGCCTCATCATCTGTAACAATACCGTCTGCTGAAATATTTTCAAAACAAGCATCTGCCGTATCAATAAATATTTGAGCTTTGTCGCTTACCTCTTTTTCATCTCCTGTTTGGTAAGTTCTAAGATAGGCTGCCCACATTGTATCTGTTATGTCTTTTTCCTTTTGGATTGCAACCAAGTCTATCTTACCGCCCTTTATAACTTTAATTTGGTCTTGTATTGTTGAGCCGTAATAATCAAACTTTCGGCTCAAATATGGTTGAGGTACTAACCTGTCCTCATAAACGCTTATAGCCGTTTGCTTAATAGTGTTTTCTACATATTTTCCAAATGCTGCTATTGCTAATATTATAGCAGTTAATATGATTAGTAGTGTATTTTTCATTTTCTTCTTCTTGTTGGTTTAGGTTTCTCTTTTTTTATAAATGACATTGGGTCTGCTGCGAATTGCCCACTTATCTTTAAAACTCCATTTATAATCTCTGGACTATTTAATCCAACTAGACCATAAGCAACGGCCTTATACATAGAGTTTATCTCAAACTGCTCCATGACAAACCAAGCAATAAGAGATGCTATAATAGAGCTTACCATCTTTTTTACTACATCAATACCCGATTGATTCTCGTTTGTTGTAACAAGTCTAGCAACCATACCGGCTGCTCCAATGAGTAATACTACCCATCCACCTCCTAAAAAGTTTTTAATAAAATTTTCCAAATTACCCTATAGTTTAATATAAAAATCTAAGGCAAAGTTAATATTTTTTTTACCGTCTATAATAGCCCCAACACCATACAACCTGTCCTTCTTAGACTTTAAAATAAGGCCTGTACCCACTCCAGATACTGCGCCATTTGCAAATATGCCTCTAGCACCTAAATATAGCTGATTCTTGGGCTTTTCCTTAACTATTGTAGTATTTGTTACACTAGGGAACATTAGGTCAGAATTTGACTCCCTAGACAGTATTTTGTTCTCTTGTATAGAATCTTTAATGTACAAGCTACCATACTTCCCGAATTTTATGGTATCAATATATACGTTTGTAGCAAAGTGAGACATCAAAATAGAGTCGTAGTACTGTTGAATAACCTCGGCACCTGCGTCAGACAATCCAAATGATGGTACATCTCTATATATCGTAGTGTCCCGGTATATATTTTTACCAGATTTATATACAACATCTGGATTTACTTTTACAAATACTGTGTCTGTATCGGTCTTTATTACATCGTACTTCTTCCCATCTATCTTTATCTCATTTTTAATATTATCAGACATGCTGCATTCAGACCTAAATAATACTATAGCCAAGACTAGTATAATCCCAGAATATATTATATGATACTTCATTATATTAGATTTATTGTTTAAAATGTGTTTATTGTGCTAAAAATAAAAGGCCCCAAAGATAGGAGCCTTTAACTATATATATTAAATTTTCACTTAAATAACTTCTGCCTCAATTACATCAGATGAAACATCTTCAACTTGTTGAAAATCAAGTCCTTCTACCCATCCATTTAAAAAATCATATTCCTCAATTCCTTCTGTTGAGAATGTTAATTGATAGAACTCAAATGTTTCATTCAATAGAGACTTTATAGACTTATTCAAGTTTTTAAGACCATCTTTTGAAAACAAATATTCTCCTTTTTCGTTGAATAATAGACTCCCACTTGCATCTACATTTGCGTTATCTAGCCTTAAATCTTCAATTTTTTCATTGTACAAATCTAGAAAAGGCTTTATTTTCTCTCCAATTTTTTGAAGCTTCTTTACTCCTTTTGTGTTGTTTTGTTTAAACTTATCATCCCTAAGAAGGATATTAATAACCTGAACTAAGTTCAATAGTTCGCTGTTTGTTCTGTTTACTTTTGCCATTTTTATAGATTTTGTGTATACTCAAAGGTACATATATAAGGATTCTGACCAAAATTTTTTTTATATTTCAGTCAGAATACACATATAATTATTATATACTATTCAGAAACTTCTACGTCAGATACGATTTCTGATACTGGCTCTGGTGTTTGCTCTGGGGCTGGAGGAATAGGGGTGTTATCTACCACAATCCAAGGGGCAGCAGCAAGGATGTCATCAATAAGAACTTGGTCAGAGGTTGTCCACTGTGCCAAAACTTCTTGGCTAAAGGTGTAATTACCATCTTTAAGGTTAGTTCCTTTATCATCTTGGATTGCCCAATAAGAAAGTCCACTTGGGTACTGAACGTAAAAATACCCTTTAACTGCTTCTACGTTAATAAACGGGAGCGAAGGATTTAGCTGAAATTGAATGTTTGTCATTGTATTTGTTTTATTATTATTGACCTTGATAATTCGCAGTATCTGAGCCTATTGGATATACTCTAAAAAATGAGTTAACACCTACTATTGCTGCTGCTGCCGTTACTAATTGAATTGATGGGATTATTGTTCCAGCAGTACCGTTAGTTCTAAATATCCCTTTAATTTGTACCCACATACCTGTTCCAACTCCACCAGTAACTAATTCTGTAGAAATTATACTATTGCTAAATACTCCATTAAGAAAATTACTACTTGTAATAGTACTTATATCAATTCCAGTTGCAGAATAAGCTGTACTTGATACCCCTGCTGTTCCTGCACCTTTTAAATCAAATCTTGCACTACCACTTGTAGAACTCATTGATGTTAATGAAAACATACATTCAAAAAAATATGTCGTAGAAGGCTTTACAGTTAATGCCCCAGCATTACCAGATAATGGCCCTACGTTAAATAATTTTTGTGATGATATTGTAGATGTTAGTGTATATGTAGATGTATTTGTTAAGAACTGTTCTGCATTTACTACACCCCTAATTTCATCCCAAAAACTATAATATAAATGACCAGCACTATTAACCTCTACATCTCCAGCGAGGTTGTTTGTCATTAATGCAGCACTTGATAATGTAAAGTTTATTGGTGCTACAGATGCAGTACCTGCATCAACAATCAATGTTGATGTTCTTGTTGCACCACTTACCCTTAATTTACTTGTAGTATCATCAGTTGCACCTATCAATATTCTATTGCCAGTTGCTGATTGTGATATTGCACTATCCCCTAATGCACTTGCACCTGTAAATTTAGGTATGTAGTTAGTTGTTCCTGTTCCTGTAACTGTACCACCGCCACTTGCACTTATCGTTCCACCACTTATTGTGATGTTCGTTCCTGCTGTTATTACCGAACCATCTGCTGCTAATATTTGTGCTGATGTACCACCACTCTTAATAAGTGATGAAGCCGTTACAGATGAACTAAATGTGGCTGCACCTGCACTTGTTAATTGTAATATCGTAGAGTATGATAAAGCACCATATGTAGCTTGAGAACCTGCATACTGAAATAATAAATTTCCGCTAACATCTGTATCATATCTAAGAGCAAACCCATTTGATGTACTTACTCCGCCATGTCCTAATAATTCTAATAAAGCACCACCATTTCCACTTGATTTTCCAAAATATCCACCTTCAAAATTATATGTTGCACCTGTATATAACTTGCCATTAAACTGTGTTGCCGTTACACTACTTGAGAATGTGGAACTCCCACTTACCTGCAACCTATCTGTGCCATTGTCTGTTGCTGTGCCTATCAATACACGACCACCACTTGGCTGTAATGCTAATGCGTATGCAGTTGCAGTACCATCAAATCTATGTTGTTGAATCCACCCATATCCCGAACTTGATATGCCGAAGTTCATACCATATTGTGTAGTAACTGCTGCATTTGCAAAAACAGTAGTACCGCTTGCAGTTCCTAATGTAGGTGCATTTGCATCAGCACCACTAACCGTTAACCTTAATCTATTTGTTGTATTACCTATTAGTACGTTACCACCATTTGTAATTCTTGCTCTTTCGGCACTATTAGTTGAAAATGATAAATAATTTCCATTTACAGTACCAGCAAAATATACACCTTCAGTTGAAGCATAAATAGCTGCACCTGTACTTAATACTTTAATATCTCCAGCAACCTCTAATTTAGCAGCAGGACTTGTAGTACCTATACCTACGTTACCTGTACTTTCAATAAATACTCTTGGAGAATCTGTAAAATTATTAGCCGAGAAAAGACCTAATCCATAATTCGTATATTTTGAAAATCCAATACCATAAGTAGAAGAACCATCAGCATATACAGATATTTTTGTACTTGCAGAGTTAAAATCTGCAGCGTTTCCATTAATTGATAATCTTGAGTATGGAGTTGCAGTACCTATACCTAATCTATTATTAGTATCATCCCAAAAGAAGTTAGCATTGTCTTGTGCTATGGTTGTGCCGTTGCTGAATAGGACTGAACCGCTTGTAAGGGATGGAAGGTTAAACTTACCATTAAATGTTGTCCAATCTGTTGAAGTTAAATATCCGTTCACAGATGTAGTCGCAGCAGGAATAGAAATAGCAGGAGTTGTACCTCCACTTGATACAATAGGACTTGTACCTGTAACCGATGTAACATAAGTACCTGCTGCTTGATATTGTGGTATATTTAAAGTTGCACCTACTAATGTTGCAGCCCCACTTGTTCCTGTAGTAGTTAATGTTATAGCGTTTTGCTTACCATTAAATGTTGTCCAATCGGCAGAACTTAATGCCCCTCTATTTGTTGCAGATGCAGTAGGGAGATTAAATGTATGCGTATCCGATAAAGAACTAATTGCAAAATCAGTTCCTGCTGTTCCTACTGCAAAATATTGTGTGTTAGCAGTTAATCCGTTTAGTGAACTTACACCTCCAGCAAAAGTTGTAATTATTTCGCAAAGATGATTGTCTTCTGTGTGTAAGGTTATATCCTTACCACTTGTAGTTATATAAACCCTAATTGCTAATCTATCTGTTGCAAGTAATGTTGTTTGAGGAACGGCAAGAGATGATACATATAAATCTATAGTTGTACCACCTGTTATTACTTCAGCATTTGATACATTTGAAGCAATACTTGTAAATGTTGTTCCATTATATTTTAATAATTCAACATAGAATGTAGGACTTCCACCGCTTGAAGAAGCTGAAAAATACATTTCAAAGTTCCATGCACCACCAGGTATTTCTAATCTATTTGGGTCTGCTACATCAGTAATAAATTGTGCTATAAGACCATTTCCACTACCATTTGTTCTTGTAAAATCAGTTCCAACACCGATAATAGCACTCCTATTCATTTCATAGTAAACGCTTCCACCAATAGTTCCTTGATTAACACTACCATTTAGGTAGTAATTAACAGAACTACCACCACTTGAACCACTTGGTAAGGTTGCTAATTGACCATCTCCACGAATATATTGAGAAGAAGTACCGACTGCTGTTACCGCTAAAGTACCGCTTGATGTAATTGGTGTATTGGAAACAGAAAAAGCTACAGGCATTGAAAGACCTACAGAAGTAACTGTACCTACAGACCAACTTCTATTTGCACTTAAATCATAAGTAGTTCCATTGATGGTTAATGTAGTTGCCGTTGTAACATAATTACCTTCTGCTTCATATTGAGGAACATTTAATGTGTTACCTATTAAGGTTGCAGCACCACTTGTTCCTGTAGTAGTTAGAGTTAAAGAACCTTGACCACCTATGTCTGATAATATTTCTGTTCCTGTTCTAAACTTAATAATACCACCATCAGATACTAAAAATTTATCTGTATCTGTAGTAGCTGCATTTATTGTATCTAACTTTAAAGTTCCTGTAAACCTACCACTTCCACCAACTTGTAAAGAACTTGTGGTATCATCTGTAACAATAGAAGTTCCTAAGAAAGTTCTACCATCATTTAATATTCTAAGTCTTGGATTAATTGTAGCAGTATTTCCACCTGTTCCGCTTGTTGCAGTATTTAATTGCAAATATCCATTAAAACTATCTGCCTGAAATTGTACACCAAAACCAGATTGGTCGTATATCCATTGAGTACCATCATATCTCAAATTGCTACCAAATATAAAATTAGAATAAGCAGTTTGAATGAATCCGCTATTCCATCCTGTTTGTGCAAGTTTAACATATCCACTAAGACCTATATTAGAAACTAAATATTTATTTGTATTATCCCAAGCAAAATCAGCAGAACCAGTTTGTGTTGCAGTACCATTCCAATAAGCTATCTGACCGCTTGTTCCACTACCACCTACCTTATTATTAAAGGTTGTCCAATCTGTAGAAGTTAAATATCCATTCACAGAAGTTGTAGCAGCAGGGATACTTATTGTATTTGTTGCTCTACTTAATGGAGAAGAAAATGTTAAAGCAGATTCTTTACCATTAAATAATGTCCAATCAGAAGTAGATAAAAGACCTCTATTAGTTGCACTTGCTGTAGGCAAATTAAACGTATGTGTAGAAGTGCCACTTGAAATATTAAAATCAGAACCACTTGTTCCTGTTGCAAAAGTTTGAGTTAATGCAGTTAATCCATTTAGTGAAGTAATACCTGTATCGGTATCTGCACTATTTACCCAAGCTGTTCCATTATATTTTAATACTTGATTTGTTGATGGTGTTGTGATTGTTACATCTCCAAGTTGAGTTAATGTATAATCCCCTTCTGCTGCCACTACTGCCCCTGTCCTGCCAAAAACAGAAGTTACTGCATCAGTATTTATATCTGTCCAAGATGCTGTTATTGTACCTGCATCTTGCTGTGTTAAAGTTAATGTCTTAGTAGTTGTTCCTGTAACTGCTGCACTTACTATGCTATCATTATATGCAGTAGTCCAATTAGTTTGATTTGCTGTTGTGGGTATAGAGTATCCACTCGCTAACCCTATTGCTAATGTTCCAGATGAAGTTATTGGATTACCAGATATTGTTAACCCTGTTGGAACGGACATGTCTACAGATGTTACTGTACCCACATTCCAACTTCTATCTGCACTTAAGTCATACGATGTACCATTAATTGTCAATTGTCTTGACGCAGGAACACCGCCTAATCCACCTAGCGTGTAATTTGGAATATTTAATGTTGTTCCTATTAGCGTAGATGACCCACTTGAGCCTGTTGTGGTTAAGATTATCGCACCTTGTTTGCCATTAAATATAGTCCAATCTGCACTTGATAAAGCACCTCTGTTAGTTGCTGATGCAGTAGGTACGTTTAATGTTATAGTGGGAGTTGTTGTACTATTTGCAACTGTACTAGATAAGTCTGTCCCTGTTGTACCTAAAGTTAAGGCTGATACTGAAGTTACTGTTCCAACAGACCAAGTTCTATTTGCGCTTAGGTCGTATGTTGTTCCGTTTATTGTTAGTGTCCGGCCATCTATTACATACACTGTGTCTAGGTATGCGTAGTCTAAGTTTATATTAATATCAGATTGGCTAAAGTCCGAATCACCTGTAAGTCCTGCCCCTAAACTAAGCGCTGTTGATTTTAGGACATATATTACATTTAGCCCCTGGTCAACTTGTGTATAAACATCTACATATAAAGGAGAGAGTGTTCCGTAGTCATAAATATTTAACTTTGAAGCCAACCTATCTACAATCTGGTCTAATTTAAGTGTTCCTACAAAGTAGTCATCTGCATACTCAACAGCTTTCTTGTAGATAAAGATAATATCCCTTTCATAGTCATAAGCCTCATCAAGCTCGGAAAACATGTTGTCGTATGCAACATCTCCAAGTTTGTACATTGTCTTATCCGCCTTAAGCAGTATTGTAGTTATCTGACCAATTGAGTATGCCATATTAGTAACCCACTGTTAGATTGTCAATAATGAATTTAGCCCTATTTAGAGCCGATTGTGAACTTTGAAAGTCACCATCTATACCAGAGTTCTTTGCAGATTCTTGCTCTATCCAAAGCCTCATCACATCCTTAACAAACTTATAGTCTTTTTCAAGAGAAGGATTTATTGCCATCTTGTTTGAAAAACTATAAAATCCACTCATTGTATAACAAGTCAATACAGCTGTATTTTGCTTGCTATAAATGCTCCCCCCTTGTGGAGAAGAAGAAGTTAAAGCGAGTGTTATCAAGAATGAGTAGTCTTGAGGTATATATGGTACATTGTTTACGTCTACTCCACTAAGTGTTAGAGTATTTCCGCTTGCAAATGGCCATACATATTCATTATAAGTAGTGCTACCAACCTTGAGAAATGTACCGTCTGATTTTTGGATTGTTACCTTTCTAGCAGTGAATGTTCCTGTTCCCTCTATATTGTATGTAGAGGTATCATTTATTTGAAACTGTGAACAATCTCCGCCTTGGGTAACAGTGAATGCTGTAGTAAAAGGCATAATATTCTATTTATGCAAATATACCCAAAAACCTCTATTTTACTCTTTGTTTTAAAACATACCTATCTGCGGAGAATTTCTTGAATGCTTTTAGTATTTCATCGTATTGAACCTGTTCATTACCGCCCTCAATGGTCTTCTTTACGCCTGGGAAAGAAATAGCATCTGCATACCTTTTAATAACTTCTTGGTTCAAATCATCTTCGCTAATGCCTATCCTGGGATTCCCGTCTTTGTCAAATCCTATAGAAAATGCATATTCATCAGCTGTTAATAGACCATTTAGTAGCATAAATCTAATCTGCTTGTTATGAACAGAGTTAGTTTTTTCTATCTGACCAACAGGTATTGTGTCTACACTTTGATACACAATTGGGTATCTGTTATTGAGCACAAGCATCTTATCTTTAACCTTATTGTCAAATATGCTAGTTACAACCCTGCTAAACTCTTCGCCAAGTTGAGCCTTAGCCATATCCCTAATCTCCTGCTTTCCTATTAGCTCATCTGCTCTTTTTACAACTCTTGGTAAATAATCATCAAATCTCTTTGGGTCTTTATTTCTCCTCATTTCAAGGTAGTCTGACGCTTCTTTTACCTGCAATGGAGGAACTTCTCCACCATCGTTTCTTGACCAAGAAAGAGCCTGAGCATCATAATCAATCTGATTAAGCTTTCTATTCATTATACTTTTCTCAGTACTAGAAGCTATTCTTTCTAAATCTCTTGAAGGGAAAATCAATGAGAACCCTTTTATTGCTGCAGCCTTTCTAAGTGCATTTGTTTGAGACTCTTCAAGACCAGCCCCTGCTTCATCGTCTTTCATTACCATATTATAGTACCTCTCCGCATCCTGTGTAAATGTTCCAATAGCTCCTATATAATCATTTTTGAATATAGGAGAATATCCCTTTGAATACAATGTCTTAGATACGTCATATCCCATAGCTTCCATCTCCTTTCTTTTCTTTGTTTGGAAGTATTCTATACTTCCTTTAAGTCCAGCTTTTACTACTTGAGCATAAACCACGTTTTGCCTACCAAGTGCAGCATCTGCAAACAACCCTACCCCAATCCTAGTGGCAGTCTTGTCCTTTTCAGACTCCTCCGTTGATTCGTCTGCGCTAAACATAACACTATAAGCATCCATTCCAGTTTTAGCCGTATTTAATGAAAGATTTCCAAGGAAGTATGTTGTAGCTCCAAATAATATTTGATTTGATGCATATTGAGCTATTCTCTTAATAGCTTGCTTGCTATCATCTGAACCAATTTTAGATTCCGTAAGCCTTCCTAAGTCTATAAGGAAGTTGGTAGTCTGGTTGTGATTAAATGATTGCAACATCCTTAGATATGTAAAATCTCCCTCTCTGAATATCTTAGCCTTGCCTGCAAATGAAGATTCGTTATTTAAAAAAGATAAGAAATTTTCTGCATAAGATAATGCATATTGGTCAAGTCCATTTTCTAATTCTTGCTCAAGATTAAAGTCTGAATAATTCTTTAGCTTACCACTTAACTTAAGTCCTTTCATATAGCCCACCAATAGACCTTGAATAGTAACCATGTTATCTCCAAACTCAAGAGACTTTGACCCTGTTAAAAAGCTTTGAGATAAATAATCTGAAACATCTTTTAAACCTCTAGAATATTGGCTATTGTCTATGTTTGCCCCTTTTGTTCTTAGTGCCTCAACTCCAGAGGTAACTCTATTAACCTGACTTGTTTTTGAAAGGAACTGCAAAAGAAGGTCAGCATTCTTCCCACTCTTTAGAGACTTATAATACAGGTCGTTTGCCTTCAAAAATGGAACCCCACCAGCTTCTGTCATTAGTGTAATTGTTCCAGGAATGTACTGCTTAGCTGCAGCATCCCAAGTATTTAGAAGTTTACCATAAACAAACCTGGTAAATCTATTTCTTTGTTGTGCCATCTCTTTAGTTACTACATATGGCTTTCTCTCCATATTAACATATTCGTTAACATGTTTTATGAACTCCCTCTTATTTACTTCATAATTCTTAGGGTCTGCATTAAACTTACCTTGAATAAAATCCCCAAATTCTTTACTGCTTAAATACTTTGCCATTGTTGATGTAGACTCAGAAGTATACGCTGTTGTTGCTGACTCATGGTATTTCTCAGGCATTCTCCTAAAGAAATCAAAATCATACAGTATGTACTCTCCATTACCACCCCTAGCGTTAAGATTAGGAGTTCTTTCAAATGTAGAACTAGCCCTCATTTTTTTTATGTGATTCGGGAGACTACTAAAAATCGGATTATCAAAATCTACTAATACATCTTTTTGTCCACCTAGAGGAATCCTTGGCAAGTAATCTGGAGATGATATATCAAGGTCTACCCCATAATAATCCCTAGCAGATTGTCTTACATCTCCCGATATATTACTAAACCCTTCTTTTGCTAATTTTAATGCTACAGATTCTCTGTCGTTTAGCATTCCTAAAACTTTTTCTATTGATGCATCTGCAGACAATGAAACACCTGTAATTTCACCATATTTAGAATTAGTAAATCCATCAACTATACCAAGACTAGTTAGTGCGTCTTTTGCATTCTTAATATAACTATCATAACCACCTTCATCTGCATTTACCTTAGAATGATATATAAGACTCTCAATCATATTGTCTACGCTGACTGCGAAGTCCTGAACTTGCTCTAGCGCAGATACCATACCTATTCTAAAAGAATTTGCTTCTGTAAGTCTGCTTGAAGTAAACTTAACTTTTTGACCACCAACAATAGCCGATTTCCATGTAAATACATCTGAAAGCTGTTTAGTAAATGCTTTTGCTTTTGTATTTACATCTCTTACAGCTGTTTCAAAATTGCCTACACTCATTGCCCTTACAAGAGATGTTGCCTTATCGTTCATTGTAAGTATCCTAAGCATATTAGTTATACCCAATGTATCAAATGCCTTTCCAGTTACAGAATCCTTATTTAAAAGACTCTTAAACCAATTCGTTAATCCAGCTTTCTGGATATTGGCCATAGGCCTTATCTGCGTATTTAAGTTTGTAGTATCTTCTCTTAGCTTATTAGATTCAATGTCCGTTTTTATTTGACCAATCCAAGATGGCTCTTCCCCATTTAGAACATCCTCAATGATATTATTAAATCTTTTAATATTCTGCGGAGACACTCTATCTGCGTCAATACCAGCCAACTCTTTAGCATCTTGGATAAGCTCTAGAGACACATCTCCATCTTCTATGGCATCAAGCAAAACCTTTTGCCTTGTCTTCACTTGGTCAACAACTGATGGAAGTTCTTCCATCTCTGCTTCTCCTATAAGATTTTCTGTATCCTGAGACTTCTCTTTATTTGGATTAATGCTACCATCAACAAACTCTTCTTTAGATACTACAGGCCTTCCCGTTTCATCATTTATTGCAATCTTACCATCTGCAAGCATCTTATCATACTTAGCCTCATATTGGGCTTTCTTTGCCTCTCTTTTCTTAACCTGTGCATTCTCATATAACTCCCTTTGCTGAATCAAGAAATCGCTAAGATTCTCTCTAGCCTTCAAGGCATCTGGAGATTCACCACTAATAGACTTTCTATAGTCTTCAAGTAGAGTCTCATATTTATTTAAAGCTGTATCAGTGTCAAGAACATTCCCGTTCTCATCATAGTCTCTAACTTTAGACGGAGCCATGAAATCCATTTCCTTAGTAGCCTTCTTAGTTCCTATTGTCCCAAAAGACTTACTCTTTGAAGAAGCCCTTATACCAGATATGGCTTTCTTAAGTTGACCGAACTTCTGTGAGTTTTCAGCCATCCTAGTAATATCATTAATGTTTTCCTGAAAGGCTATTGAAGCTGTTTCAATATCCATGTTATCATTAACAAACATCCTTATAGCCCTTGTTACAGACTTGGGGTTCATCCTTAATCCGCTTTTCTTATATACTGCCTCTGCGACAGCATCAGCTGCCATAGAAAGCCTTTCCTTTACTCCCTTTGCTTGTGTTTCAGCAGCTCCGTATATCGCCTTAAAAACCTCTCTAGGGTTAGTTAGAATCTGCTCTTTGGCGTATGATTCTGTTGGTAGTGGTATTCTTTTAGCTGTCCCAGGTAGGAATGGTGCTTGTTTTTCATTTACTACAGCATCATATCCAATCATTTCAAATACATCATCAGATATATTAGATGTATCCATCTTCTCTGATAGCTTAGACCTTAGCCTCTTTCCCATTTCTACAGGGTCCTTAAACACTTCACTTTCATTAAACTTCTCAACAGCAAACCTCTGAAGGTCAGAATAGTCTACTGAATTAATTCCCTGCATTTCTGCTTCAGCGGATACTCTTGCTTTGTCTGTACTTAATTTCTCAATCAGATTTACATTCTTTGTAAACCTAACTTCATCCACCTCGTATCCTCCTTCCCTTAAAGACTTTATTTGTTTCTGTACAGCTATAGCAATTGTCTCTCCTGCCTCTACACCAATAGCAATAGCTTCAACAGATGCATTATATATTCCTATTGGAAGTCCTGCTATGTTAGACTGAGCAACACCCATGTCTCCCCCAGTCAATATAGACTCGTCAATCTTAAGTCTTCTAATCTGGTCAGAAAACTTGACATTTGCTTTAGGCTGTACTACTTCCTCCGGGCCGCTGATAGGGCGATTGCCAGTATCTGCTGTTGTGGCCTCTGCTTGCTTTTCGGCTTCGATAGGTTTGCTTTCTTCAGGTCCCTGATATTGGCTGACACCGCCTTCTGTAGCGACTTCTTTGATTTCCCCTGTGCTGATTTTAGTGGCATCTTGTTGTGTTTTAGCTGTTAATGGAACTCCCTCGTCAGTAACTTCTACTTCAAAAGGATTTGATACTTCGTTTAGTTTTCTAAGTCTTATATTTACTTCATCTATCTTGACTTGAATAGGAGCGTGAAACTCTTTATCTATTCCTGCCATCTCTTTTTCAAGATTAGTTCTCTTCTCAATAAGTCCTGCTGCTATTGTCTTTCTATCCTTGTCTCCGCCAAAATCTGGAGTCTTCTTATCTGCAGCCTTAAATGATTTAATATCTTTCTTTATCTTATCTTTTGTTCCTGGCTCATATAGTCCAGCACCTTCCATAATATCAATAAATGACATTGTAATGGACTCGTCTGCAGCAAGCAATTGTTTTGAGAAAGCCTTTACGCTCTTTGGTACAAAAGAAAGTGCTTTAGGAGCAGATGTTAAGGTGTGTATTCCCATGTGCATGGCCATCATATGTCCACCTTCAGTTATAGCTCTTTCTAAATTGTTCTCGATATTGATTCCTTCCTGTTCTGATTTCATGTCAGTAGCTGCCTTACTAAGAGCAACAATACCAGATATTGGTACACCAGACTTAAAATTCTCTGCTATACCTCTCGCAAATGTTTTTACGCTCTTATCTATTGCAGGAAGTTTCTCCGCAACCTTTAGGGCTGTAGACGGTAGATTCCTTGCTTTACCTATTGTAGATATAGCCCCACCAAATGAGAATGGTATCTGAACGGCTGTCTCATAAAGAGCTGCTTGCTCTGCAACTGATTTAGCTTTTCCGTATGCTTCTTTTTCACCAATACCTTGCTCTCTTGCCAAAAAATAGTTTTCTTCAAGAGTTGAGCCGTACCTTGAATTTATCATATCCTGCCCAACAGTACCAAACATACCTACACCGCTAGCTGCTTGTAACGCAGGGCCCGTAAATCCTGTTGCGGAAGCATATGCACTAGTCATAATCCCTATAACAGCTCCGTCTGTAATTGGCCTCTGAAGCCCTCCAATCGTAGCCATAAACTGATTTGGCTCTTGAGTAAATCTTGTTTCTGGTGCAGCTGTAATACCCCTTCTTTTATTCTCTAGTAATCTTGTATTTTTATTGTCGTCATTCTCTTGATAATACTTTCCACTTGCTATTGCTGTATTATATGCATTATATCCAGATTTATAAGAATCCGCTAGTCCCATCTTCTCGGCAAATATTGGCTTACCGGATTCATCTGAACTAAGTGATAAATCATTTTTTTTAAAGTCTATTAAATCCTTGTATTGATTATATGCACCAGAGCCTGGAGTGGGAGTATTTATTCCATCAAATGACGCCATCCTATTTATAGTGTTTGTAAAAGCATCAGCCTCAATAAATCCTTGCTGAACCCTATTGGCATTATACCCTTCTAGAGCTGTATTAATGGCCTCCTTATCCCCTTTAATTAGTGCATCCGACTCTGCTGTCCTAGATGCATCAATAGCTTTTATTGGGGCTACTGTAATAGGTGCAATAACTTCTAGAGCTTTTGGAACTACACCCTTTTCTTTAGCCTTTTCAAAAGCCTGTTTAACGGCAGCTTTGTCTACTTGCTTTGGCTTTGGTTTACCAATCCTACTAGACATGAATCTAGTGATACGAGACATTTCTTCTGGTGTAGGCTTTTTAGGACCTTCGTTACTTGGAGTTTTGCTTAATGACATGCCTCAAAGTTAATTAATTAAAGGCTAATTATTGAGCAGGTACAGGTATCTTTCTTGGAGTCTTAAGTGCTTCCCTGGCAATCTCCTCTGCTGTTCTAACTTTTCCAGTTCCCTGCATTATTTTATATTGTTCTCCTTGCTCCGGTGACACTCTAAGGCCAAAATCATCTAGTAGTGTATTAACATAATTCATTGCATTTTCGTCATTAACCAATCCAGATTCAACCATCGATTTCATTAAGTTTATAACAGCTTGCACTTGTTTAAGAGAAGCACCACCTTTAGCACTTGAAATAGCAGCAAGTCTTTTCTTAGATATTTCTTGAGCATTTCTTCCTTTTTCAATTCCTTCCAAAGCCTTAACCTTACTCCAGTCTTCTACCTCTATAGATTGCTGAGATTGGTCTAAAATTGATTGAGAAAGAATATCAACTCCAGTAATTTGACTTGGGTCTTTTATACCATATGTATCCATAGCCCTATTTAACAAATCTTGTGACTGCTGTTGAATAGAAGGATTATTTGAGTTAATGCCATCAGTGACATCTTTCAAGAATAAGTCTGGAGCATCTTGGAACTTAGAACCTGGCACAGAAGATGCCCATACAGCATTTTTTGCCTCTGACGGAGACATCCCAACTTTTATCTCAACTAAAGGAACATCTATTTGTCCAAATTCACCAATAGGGTAAGGCCTTGTAAGCTGTTGGTTTGTATTAGGGTCTATTTTAGGCTGCTTAAGAGAATTAGCAGAGCTAGAAACATTACCAATTTTACTAAAACTCCTAATTGTTGAAAAATATTTAGGAGTATCTATATCTTCTTTCCTTAGTTCAAAATCAGTAGGTATCTTATCGACACCCCCATACAGCTCATTCAATTGGTCTGCATCATATGCCGCAAGATTATTATACACCTCATTATACTTGCTCTTATTCATGAGCTTTCCACCATCTTTATATAACTTTCCAAGTCCTATTTGAACTTGACCTAGTTTTGTAGACCTGTCAATAAAGTCTAGCATTTGCTGCTTCTTTTCATTTGCCGTTTGATTAGAAGCCGTTATGTCAGAACTTCTCCCACCAACTCTATTGTACCTTTGGTATCCCTTTAATGCCTCTGAATACTCCCCAAAATAAGCATCAAACTTAGCTAAATCTTGTTTCCTTAGCTTCCCAGAATATGTCTTGAACTGATTGTCTATAGACTTATTCATAGCATCCTGCTGTTTCATAGATAGGACCTGGGCTTTATATGCAGCATCGCTTATAGCTTTTGAAAATCCGCTTACGTCTACGAATGATGGTTGGTATTGTGCCATTTATATTTTTTTATTTAATGCGAATTATCTTGCCTAGCCAAATGTAAGGCCTTTGCCTAAAGTTTTACCTAGCTTCTTGGTTTTCATAGCTTTAAATACATCCCCAATTCCCTTCTGTTCTTTTCCTGCATATGCGTCTGATTCTAATGAACCTCCTATAGCAGAACCAATTCCCTTTAGAGCGCTAGAAACAGCTGCGTTTGCCTCAGCTTTTTGGGTTCCATAGTATTGCTTTGCCTCATCCATCTTCCTTAGCTGAGAAGATTGTTTCATTTGACCTACATTCATAGCTGTTTGTTCTGCTAAAGCAAGATTTCCTTGCCTTGCCTGTTCTTCCATTCCTGCTAACCTAAGAGAAGAATCTTGACCAGCTCTAACAATATCTCCAACACCAGCCAAAGCAGACCTTTTGCTTCCAAGTTGACCAAATGCTGTTGCCATTCCTCTTTGTGACTCTCTATTGTATAATCCAAGAGTCGAACTACCAAGTCCTTGATTTTGGCGCATTTGTCTCTGCTGATTAACTCTCTGTATCTCTTCAGGAACATCAGATATAGCTTGTCCAGCTTTAAAAGTTTTTTCTAAATTTCTTGAAGCTCTTCTAGCTTTTCCGCTGAAAATATTATTCTCTCCGAAAAACAAAGGTACTGCTGATACCGTTGCCTGAAGCGCGCTTGTTAGTCCAAATCCCATAGTTATCTATTATAAAAAGGTTCTAAAATATTAAGTTCTATATAAAACAAATTTACGAATGAATTTCCATTTGTAGGCTTTAATTTAATTTGAGCCCAATTCCCCTTCAACACATTCCCGTTGTACAATCCGCCTGTACTAGCAGAATCCCTTTTAAATGATGCATGCCATTTATCGTCTTTCTGTAAGAAATCTATGGTTTGAAGACTTGAAGTCTGACCTAGATTTGTGGCAATATCTCCATTTGTATCTGGGAGCCATACACTGTTTCCAAGCATGCTTATGGTATTATACCTTTTCTTAACAGTCTGCATATCATTAAATACAAATGTCAAAGAAGGCTTATATTGACTTCCGTAATAGTTGCAGTATGTGGCAGATGTATCATGAAGCCAAACCTGGCCATTCTTAAAGCTTATGATATTCCCCTGTGCTGAAGTAATCCATTCTGGGTTATAGTCATAAAAAGATGTGTACCTATTTGACATCTCATTAAATCCTATCGTTATATTCGATTGTCCAGAATATCCCTGAAAAACAGATACGTATTCCTCCTCGTTAAAATCATAAGCTCCAAGTATTTTAGCGTATCCACCAAGTGTTCCCGATGTTAGGTTAGCATACTTTGTGGCAAGATTTGTCATATAATATTGAGCTTTATAAAGAGCCGATATTGGAGTTAGGCCATCACCTCCAAGTCTTACCTGATATCCTCTTATTGTATCAACAAAATAGTCCGAATTTGAAGAAGATACCAGACTTGTAGGATGATTACCTATTCCATAGTCCCCTTGATAATAGTTTATATTATTCAATAATTGGTTGCTTTGTGATAAGTTTCCAGAGCCATCTGCATTGAATAGCATATTTTGAAGTACTCCAACCATTCCACATCCAACCTTTTGAAATACCCTCATTTGACTACCCCTAACTTTAAGTCTCATTATATCCCCTCTTTGTCTATCATATTCATCCATATTTGCAGGGTAGAACCTATTTGAACTATTTTGGTTTGTTCCTGCTATATTCTGTTGTCCGTACCTAATTAGCGTTGGATAATATGCATTTACAGCATTTTGGTCATATACAACAGGTCTTGAATTTGAATTTAACTTTAACTTATATGTATCACTAAAGCTATCCTCAACAACACCTATTTGTGCGTTTTTAACAACACTAAAATCTAAGTCAAATGCTCCAACAATTAGTTCTATAGAAGAAGTTGAAGTACACTCTGTAAGCAAAAATAGTTTTGATAATGCAGGAACTAATATTCTACCTTCAAAATCTATATTATATTGAAGATTAGTTTCATTTAAACCTACTCTATCTTTTATTGTTTTTATAGTTACAGAAGAAGAAGTTAATATTTTTGCATGAATTTTTACATATTGAGGATTTGCTGCATTTTTAGAAACAGGTATTGTTCCTTTTACTTTAACAGTTATAGCAGAACCCGATTTATTATAAAATAAATAATCTGATGTTGCCCAGTTTGGATAATCGCTTTGTGCAAGAGTGCAAGTGCTTGCTGGAGTAGTTTGAGACTTTATTTCATATTGAGATGTGCCAGTATTTATGGTCTGTGCAGTATTTGTACTATCTTGCACATTTATAACTATAGTGCTAAACTGACCTCCTGCACTACCATTTTGAATATATGAACCAGCAGTAAACATATATCTAGCTCCTATAGGGATATCTCTAAATCTATAGTAATTATCCCCACTAGTTGCATATACTACCGCAGGCTGCGCTCCGCCTGGTATTGTTCCCCTTTTTTGAGAACTATTTTCCCCTACATGATATCTGTTAGATGTTCCAGGTAGCCCGATAGAAAACTGCTTACCAAATTCATAGTATATATCTGTCCCTTGTGGCCTTTTATTATTATAAATCTGTATTTGGTAATTCTGGAAGTTTTCCTTCAGTAATGGAGGTGTAACATATTCAGTTGCCCTATAAAATCCAAACATTGCTGAAGTAAATCCTGTTGGATATTTTATTTTTATATACGTACCAGGAATAACTACACCGTCTGCATTGGGGTCAGATTCAAGACCTATAACTTCAAAATCTAATACATCTCCACTATTATATTCATATATACTTCCATCATTAGCTATCTTAGAAAGAAACCTAATCCTATCTCCAGGAGCAAAATCATATCCTATATATCCAGATGTAGACTTTATGTTGGAGTTATAATCAATCATATTATCTATACCAAGATATACTATTGTATCTGTAGTTGAAGAGAATGTAGCTTCTGTGAAAAACGCCCTTCTAGTAACCCAAGATAAATTTTTATTATATGTAAGGTTCTCTGTTCTTACTAAATTATAGTATGATGCCCATAAAGGAGGTATTCCGCTTATGTCAATAGTAATAGATGGATAATTCTCATTTGCATTAAATCTTGGAGTTGTAACTTTTAAAGAATCTGTTGTAACGACTCCATTAGTCCTTCCTTTTTCATCATAGTATACTATACCATATCTATAATTAGATGATGGTATGCTAGCATTTATAACATTTGTTTTATATGTAGATGTAAATGGAGATTCCGAATTGCTTGATAAAGTAAATGCAGATTGCAACCATCTCGATATTGTTGGTATTGTTGTTGGAGGATTATTAGATATAGTTAATTGATTACCAGAAACAGATGCAATAAATCCTTGTGATGTTGCAGATGAAGCTAGTCCATTTAGTATTGTACTAACACTATCAGTAGCGCTAGATAAATAGTTTATGTAATAATTTACACCAGTTATATCATTTCTTAGGTTTATCATAAAGTCAGCACCAACTGCTGTTGTTACTGTAGTTGGAATATTTGTACTTCCATTATTTGTACCATAACCTGTCAGTATAACCTGTACAGATTCTGAATCCCCATATGACATAAATCCTCCTTGTGCAGCAAAAAATAATAATCCATTTATCTTATTAAAGGAGTTTGTAGTATTTGATGTTGTAACAAAATTATTGTCTTTATGTATGTTATACCCTTCTGTTATTCCTCCATAAATTATCGTATTACCATTCAAAAGTTCTTGTGCATTCGCCTTTTGTGGGATATAATCGAAAAGAAGATTTTGTTCAGTCTGGTCAATTGGAGTAATTACACTATTATTGTAAAATAAAAAGTTGTAAACAACATTATTTGTGGTAGTAGTAGACTTGTCTATACTTGTAATTAGCCCATAATCACTAATAACACCATCTACGCATTCCCTAACAGCTAGTTCAACTTTTCTAACTGTTTGGTCTCCTGTAGAATAATAAAGATTTATTCTTGAGTTTTTCTTTGGGTCTGAAGACACGGCTTGATTTTCTGAAAATAAAGGAAGTGGAATCTCACTACCTGTACTCCATACAGACTTTTCACCATCATCATAAACCCACCTATAAATAAACTGATAAAGGGCGTTTTTTAAGTTATTGTTTGTTACAAATAAATCGTTTTCATATGTGCATTGAATTGGCATTGAAGGGCATGGCTTTGCAACATCTATATACGACCTCTTATACGAAGCGTACACCATAGCAAGTTTTCTATCAATATTTAATTTAGAAGGCCTTCCTAAAGAATCAATCCAATATAAAACATCACCATCTATATCGTTTGTTGAATTATAAATAGCCCCATAGATAATATTTACTGATGTTATTGGATTGTTTATATCGAACCCTAATACATCCGAAGAACTATGCGTGTTATTTAAGAAAAGAGTTTGTATTGTTTTAGGAATTGTATTATATATGTAAATACCATGATTCCCATTAGAATTATAGTTGAAATAAAATAAACGCTGTTTCTGTTGGTCGTAATATGTCCCTATACACATATTAGTTCCACCAGGCAAACTGTTAGATATGTTTCTATTCCCTAATGCACTTTGTGCTGAATACCCAGATTGCCCACCTCTAAATACTACATTTACTGCCTCTTTGTGATGCGTAGACGGAAGTATATCATTTGAATCATCAAGATTCAGTGTTCCAGACAGCTGTTTCCTTTCTATCTTCATTTTATGCTTTTGCTACAAGTTTTTGACCCATCCTGATAACCTCATTGGCATCCCAAGGAGTCACAGGGTTTACTCTAAGATTAGCTAATCTTTTTTGATTATAGTATTCTTTTCTTCTTATTTGTTTATCCCCTAATGTAACTCTTCTCCCAGAAGGAAGCATCTCAATATCCTTCCAAGCTATATAGGATAAAACAGCTTCTTTCACTTGGAATGGAACCTTATAGTCAACGTCATCAGCAGGAGAAGAAAGATATTCCATTACTACATAATTATATGGGTAGTCATTATCAAGATACATAATACCCTCATCTTCAGATACATCAAACTGTCCAGCAGAATTTAAAAGAGAGCCAGCGCCAAACACATTTACATATCTAGCTCCATCAAAATAGTTCACATATGCTAGGTCCTGCATCCTAAATGTCTCTAATTGTGTATCATCCGTATTGCTTGTAAGCCTATCGTTTTGGTCTATTTTATAAGCTGTTAAATCAGGATTTCTCCTAAGTGTAGCTACTTCCCCAGAAGGATTAAATACTCCAACTTTTGAGAAGGCAATAAAGTCAGAAGGTAGTGTTACCGTCTTGTTTGCATTAACCATCAACTTTACAGTTTTTGGTGTCATGTGTACATCAAGACCAATTTCTTCTACGCCTCTAACTCCAATAGTCCATAACCTTCTAAACTCAGCAGATGTTAGTTTAGCTTGGTCAATGTATTGATAAATTATTTCTGCGAGACCTACCCATTGTGCTGTAGACTTTGCCATATTTTTTATTTAGTATCTAACCCATCATTTGTTGAATCCTCTGTCATCTGCTTTCTGAACTTTAACTGGTCCATAATCCAATTAATAATATCAGAAATATATTCAGCAGGAACATTTAATTCCGCTGTCAAATCGCTATTTTCTGAACTAATCATCCTCACTATAGCAAACTTACCAACTAGGTTGGTGTAGCTCCTCATCCAAAGTTTACCTCCTTCAGCCCAGTAAAATATCTTACTAGGTGGAAGTTTTATCTGCTCTATATAATCAACCTCACGAGGTGATACGGCAGTTGGAGCTTTTGCTAAACCTGTACTTACAGGAAATGTTACTGAAGCTATCCCATACCCTCTCGAGAGCCCCACAGGAGGCTGTGGTAGTGTTGCATAATAATATCCAGTATCATTGTCTTTTGCTACTGCAAGATTCTTAAATGTGGTATAAAATGCATCACTAACAGTCTCTATCCCGTCTATCTTTATAGAATCCGTATAATTTACCTTTGCTATATAAGCAATTCCCTGGTTTATATATTGATTAACCTCATTCTCAGTAAGGTTTGCATCGTCGCTAGGCATCCCTCCGTAGTACATTCTTCTAATCTGTTCTATAAGAGCTCTCCTTATCATAGTCCATCATTTTTTACTAATTGAGCTGCCCTAACTAAATCTCCATCCTTAAGATTTATTCCTATAACACCCACAGCCCTATATATTATTTCATAAGCATCTGTATCTCCCCACTCAAGGGATGCATTGTTAGCTGGTACGCTATTTACTGCGTCATAAATTAAACTACCAGTATAAGCCCACTTAAGTGTTTGAGCTGTTTTTATATAACTTAACCTTATTGTAGCTAGTGCGCTAGGGAATACCTTATAATTTGAGCCTATCTCATAGTATATAGGAGCTGTAACGCTAGGTGCGTCTATTGCATTGTCTATATAAGACGAAATCTTATCAGCAGGTACAAACTTAACAGGATAATTGTCATCTGTAGTTCTTATTGCAATTGTTTTATATAAGTCATTAGGCTTTGCTGCTAACTGAGACGCTACATTTATATTTAATTCTAAAAGAAAAGAAGAAAGAGCGTCTGCAACTACAGCAGAATTTGACATTCCAACAGGATTCTTTTGATTTCTATTAGGCTGCCCTGTATCATCTGTTAGAAATGCCAAATATTGGTTTTGAGCCATATTAATCACCATATTGAAGTCATCTGGCGAAATGTATGTCCCTTGGTATTTGTCTACCAAATATGACACAATTTTATAAACCTCATTAATATTCATACAGCAAATATAAAACAAAATCTCCCAGTAGAGAACTACCGGGAGAAACCAATCAAACCATAAGAAACACGAAGCTAGTTTATGAAGTCATTGACTTTAGTTGAGAGTAAAAATCCCTTCCAGAATCGCTTAAGGCGAAGTCTGCTAGGTGCTTGTTAGGGTCTTTCCTATCAGGTATTTGTGCGATAAATTTCTTTGTATCACCCCAAATAGCCTGTCCCTTAACAGAATGAAGATTAATTAAATCTAGGGCAATAGCCTTTCTGATTGCATATTCAATCTTAACAAGAGGATTGTTATAGCTCTTTAAAAAAGCATCTGGGTTTTTATCAGCAAAATCAAGGTAATCTACCCTAATTGCCTTATCTCCCCTATCCTCTCCATATGTATTTTTGAACCTAACGCCAAGATATTGAGCATGTGGAATCATAGTTTCTACACTAGCTTCCATAGCCATTTTCATAGCATCCATCCTTATTTCAGCATTATTGATAGCTGTTTGCTCTTGAGCGTCAAAGTCAATCACTTTATAAATTTTTCTTGTTCCATGAATAGTGTTACTATTACCATCATTCATGTTACTAAGAAGCAAGAATTTTAATAGTGAAGTCCTGTTTGACTGAACCCGAAGAATACCATTTATAAATTTAATATCAGGCCTTTGTCTTTTTTTAGAATCAGATAGATGCTCTTGCTCATCTTCATAAACTGTACTAACTCCTTCTAGATATCTAATATTTCTTTCAGTTCCAGACTCTTCATCGTAGATTACATCAGTATTTTTAATTAAATATGTCTCTGGATAAGGAGGTCTAGGGTAATTTGAAGTACTAGTATAGAACTTTTCTATTAGCTGAAAAATATACTCTTTTGGTTCTTTCTTCTTTTTTGGGAGTTCTGCTTGCTCGATTGTGTTTTCAAATCCAAGATTGTCTCCAGATGGTATACTACCAGATAGTTCAACAATATTGCCATTTTCGTCTAATGTCTTGCGCGTTGCTTTTGCCATGGTTATAATTTTTGGTTTAAGCAAATATACTAAAAAAAGAAAACCCCGCACTAGGCGGGGCTCTTTATTCATATAGTATTACGATTAAGCGTAAGTAACTTTCATGAATTGGTTAGCTGCGAACAGCTGAATACCGCAGTATGACATGTGGTGTACGTTCAATTCCATCTTATCTGAAGTTGGAACTTTAGCAAGAGCACCAGTTTCCCAAACTTTGATTTCTTTTCCAGGCTCAACCTCATTGTAAACAATGCGTAGAGAAGGAACTTTATCGCCAGTTTGAGCGTCACGACCATCTTTAACAGGAATCAAAAGACCTGTACGAGCATAGTATCCAGCAGTACCGATAGACTGTCCGTAAACAGCTTCAGCATTGAAAGGAAGATACTTCTTCAAATGGAAGGTAGTACCATCAACTTTCAGAGAATCGAAGCCATATTTAACAGCTACTTCGCTAGAACCACCTACAGAAGCCCATACGATAGAACCGTTCTGATACTTAGCGAACAAAGCATCATCAACAGCACTGCGAAGGTAGCTATCCATAAGGAAGTGGTATTCTTGAGCTCCACCATTGAAGTCAGCAAGACGAGCTAGATTATGAAAATCATCAATATCAAAGCTAGTACCCCATGTAGTTACTTGACCACCAGCCTCAACTTGAGGAATCAAACCAGTTGAACCCGTAGCACCATTTGGCTTACCGAACATCAATTTGAACTCTTTGTTATTCATGAAACGGCGAACAGCCTCATCCAAACCTTTGTAGGTATAGTAAGGTTGACCGTTTACTTCGAACCACAATTCTTCAATTTTAGCTCTATCAGTAATGGTGAAATCTTCACGGATTTCTGTAGTGTAGAAAGTCTTCTCTTCGATAAGACCAGCCAAGCTGTCAAACTTAGTAGAAGCTTCACCAGCTTCAGAGATACCACGGAACAAAAGGAAGTCAGCAGCTGCTACAGTTGCGTTTCCAAGTTCTGTAGAATCAAACGGAGTCATAGTGAACGTGTTAAAATCGGTAACAGCAGTGATTTTATACTGCTTACCATTCTTTGCGTTTTCTACAACTTCACCAAGACGAACTGGGCTACGGCTACTGCTAACAGAAGCTGCATCAACTTCGACAGTGATTGTAGCACCTGCAGAAGCACCACCAGTGATTGATGAAACTTTTACGTTGTCATGGAGTTTACCACGAGATTCGAAGTGACCGAACTTCTTAGAAGGAACGGTTGCTTTCATACCCAAAGCCTCAAGGAGTTGGGCATAGTTTTGTGAGCCATACTTCTCAATAAATTGAGGGAAGTATTGTGGCTTCAAAATAGACAAGTCCGATACGAACTGCCTATTAATTGAGGTGGATACACCACCTGGTTGCAATACTGGCATTTTTAATTATTTTAATTGTTACTTATAAACTATACAATTTCGATACCATTGCACTATAGTCATCTGTAGATGCAGAAGAAGCAGCAACTCTTGGGCTGTCGCTATAATCAACATTTTTCATAGATTTAAGAATGTCCAATTTTGCACGAGACACAGCCTGTGTCACCATAGAATTAACAATCTTATCTCTATTTTGCAGGAAGTAGACATCTTCGGCGAGTTGTTTAGCGTCGTACCTACCATCCTTGTAGTACCTATTGCCATAAAACTCTTCCAAATCAAAATCCTTTAATGAATTTGTAAGAGTAGCCTTGTCTTCCGGAGTTAGGCTATACTTACCGTCAAATGAGACATCCTCGTCTTTGTAATTGACGCTAAATCCATCAAAAGATTTAAGTCCATCATTGATGCTATTTAGGTATTCCTGCCTAGCAACATTGTAGACCTTAGATTGCTCTTCTTCCTGATTAGCCAAATATTGACTCACAACTGATTCTGTATCATACTGTTGTGGAGCAGCTACTTGACTAAGTATGTCTGGAAACGAAATCTCTTGTTTCATGCTTGAAAGGTAATCTTTTGCTTCTCTAACGTCCTTCTTCATCTCCCTTGCAAGCGATTTTCTTTGTTTCTCAATATGACGCTTTTTTGAAGAAACTTCTTCATCGGTCATCATTGATTCATCAAAGTCTTCTTCAACACTATATTTACTGTTGAATTCGTCTTCTATTTCTTCTGGAGTAAGGTCTGGATATTCATAAGCCATTTTCAGCTTAACAACATCATGCTCACTCATATCATCTAAACTAGAAAGAACTTTTTGCTCATAAATCATATCGGCAAGCTCTGAAATGTCACCATTTATAAGCTTTTCGTATATGTCTTTTGAGACTTCATTTGGCCATTCAAATGTAAATTCAGATGGCTCTTGATTTTCAAAAACTTGCTTACTCTCAGATTCTTGTTGAACTTGCTGAGAATAATCTGTGTTCATTTGTACAACATCAGACTGTTGTTGACCATCTTGTGTAGTTTCCTGTGAAACTTCAGATGACACAACTTCTACAGCTTGTTGTTGTTCTGGTTGAACATTAGAAGACGTTTCTTGAGTTGTTTCTGTGCCTGAGTATTCAGACAAATTAAACGGATTGAATTCTTGCGTTTCAGACATGGTATGGTTTATTTTATATGCAAATATATATATATTATTCTGCTTCAGGCATTTGACCACCTTCTTGCATTTCTTGCTCTTGCATTTGCTGCTCCTGCATTGCCTGCTGTTGCATTTTCATTTGCTCTATATCCGAGAAATAGCTGTCAATAATAGATTGTATTTCTGATGGCAATTCCTTATCAAGTTCATATGACTTCATTAATGCGGACTGAACAAACTCTTGAGTCATAATATCTTGCTTAAACTTCATCTCAGTTTGTACAATAGATATTTTATTCTGAGCTTGAATTTGCTCCATCTGAGCATCGGCTTGAGCCTTTGCAGCAATAGATTGCTGTTGAGACTCTGCATTCATTTGTGAGTTTTGTTGAGACTTCAGCATATCCTCTTTCATTTTACGCTTCTTAGCTTTTGAAAGATACATTTCAGCAAGTTTATAATTCTTTATATTCCTTACTTTAAAAGCATCTTCAAATTCAATCATACCAGCAGATAAAGCAGTTTGGACCATTTGATTTAAAAACTGCTTTTCAGAATCATCTGGCAAAGCTTCAATAAATACATCAAAAACTTTACCTTCTACATTATTATTTGATAAGTATTCCTTATATGCCTGACCTCCATATAATACTGAATCATAAAGAAGTAAAGCAATCTTAAATGATGTTTGTGTATATATGTTCAAATATGCATCATACAGAAAGTCTGTTGCATTATTTGATGCAGATATCTGAGCCTGTTGTACGCCAAGTCCCATTTTGGGATTTACACTAGCACCTTCCCTATATTCATTTACACCAATTTCATCACGAAGCCTTTCAAGATAGTGGTTATAAACAGTTATAAGCTCTTGGATTTGTCCTATGCTAGCATTATTTGGAGCTTCTTGAATAGGCGAGCCATTCATGCCATCTCCATCTTCTGTTCTTCTCCTGTAGTATATATTCCCAGTTTGGTCGTAAATTTTCTGAATTTCTAAAGGAGTAATATTTTTACCCTGTCCAAGACTAATATCAGATAGTGAATCTATATCTATAATAAGACCAGATGGCCTAAGTTTAGCAATTAGCTGTTGTATTTTTAAATGCGCAAGAGTCATCTGCCTAATAGAAGTCTCCATCCTTTCTGGTATGGCCATATTCTGTAGGTCAAGATTTTCGTGCATAAATACACTATAACTAAAATATACATCAGCAATCTCTTTAGCCATACTAGGCTTAATCATATTCTTTGCTAAACCCCACTCAAGCATTATATCTGAAGCAAGAATATATATTCCTTTATATACAACTTGCATATCCTTGCGTATAATCTCCTTATTGTCTCCTACTTTTTGTGGCTCTTTTTCTTTCCTTTCTACAATTAGATTTCCAAACTTATTAATACGGGCTTGGTAAATCATACTGTCTATTGACTTTATCTCAAAGTCTAAAACATCTACAGTCCAATCATCATATGGTCTATCTATATTATATCTATACCTGTCATCCCATTTAACTTGACTATTGTAATTCTTTGATTTTTGAGCAATCTTATATAATTGCTCCTCATCCATACTTGGGTAGTTATTCCTAACGTCTACAATCTTCATTGATAGAACCTCTCCGATAAAAGACATATCTCTAAAGTCGTCGTAATCAGAATATGAATATATTAGATTTTCTGGTATTACTCTTCTAGTAGTTATCTTTCCACCTCTGTTTACAGATACTTTAGTGCAAGCCAATCCAGTCTCAATAATATCCTCAATTAGCTTTCTTTTTATTACAGACCAACTGTTTGTATCAAATACAGAACTTATTCCCTTCTCAAACATTATCTCCTCTGGAATCTGAAACTCATTAAAGAATAACTCAAGTTCTTCATAATCTTCTGGAGTATAGGCATTTTCAGGCATAAGCTTGACACCTGCCATATCTTCAACTCCCTTAACATCTTCACCAAAGTTCATTCTAAACTCAGCCTCTTCTCTCTCATATGTTTTCCTTTCTGTAGAAACAGGGTCAACGGCTGTTACTCTAATCTTCTCATCCCTTTTCATGAAACCTCCAATAATTACCTGTATAAACTTAGGTGCAATAGCTGGCGCTTTCATGTCAAGATTTACAAATGCTTCCTTTCCATCTACATTTAGTAGGTCAAGAAATTCAGACATTGGTTGCCTGCCCCTGGCAAACATCCTGTTCTTTTCGAACTTTCTATTTCTCTTTGAGAAGTATCCACTATTATAAGCTTTCTCAAGAAACTTAGATATCTTCAGACCTTCTTTTGTGTCTCTCTTGCTTTTAAAGCTAGATAGGTGAAAGTTTAAAACCTGCTTGTTGTTATTGTTTTCCATAATATATGGCAAAATTACAAATTAGATTGAAAGTTTGTACGTTCTCAAAGGTATGGAAACTAATGGTTTCTCCTCCTTCTTACTTTCTAGGGAAACTCCAGACAGCAAACTAATCATAAAAGCTACTGTTCTATCGTATACGGTCCTATGTTCATGGTCATATTGGAGCAGTTCTTCAAGAAGGTCCTTGAATACGATTTTGTCACAATAGTTCTCTATATAGGTAATACAAGTATCAAGCTGCCTAGCTAGAGCAAATGCGTCTCCAGATGTAACCCCAAACTTGGAAACATGCCTTCTTTTATTTCTGTCGATAGCGGCATCTGGTGTTTTCATTAGATAGCCCTTATATCCCTTATTTGAGAAGTAGTCCACAAAATCATCGCCAACGTCATTCTCGTAGCATGCCTTGTATCCCCAAAAAACAGCTGCTTTTAACATGTCTTCATGAAAAAGAGATTTTAGCCTAGGCCTGTCTACGTATTCCGCTATAGGCATCCCAGTATTATTAGGGTCATTTATATCCAACCTTTCAAATACATAGCAAGTACCCATAGAACCTTTACCAGATATTACAGAAGACTTGAATGGGTCAATACCTGAAACATACTTGTGGCTATTGGCTGGAGACTTATATCCATTATCCTCTTTAAACCTATTCTTTTCCCCATCTGAAGGAAACTTATGAATAAGCCAAGCCCCTTCTTTATCATCCGCCCACTCAACAGTTTTATCATCTTTCCAATACAATCTAACTCTTCTAAGTCTAATTTTGTCTTCAGCAATAACATCTAATTGGTTGTATATTTTCTCTGAGTTAAAGTAGCACTTCTTCTGGTCAATCATAAAGGCTTCTTCTTCAGTAAAAGGATTCATCCTAATCTCCTCTGAAAGTGCCTTCTTATCTTGTATAAGTCTTCTTTGAGCCAATAAATAATCTTTTGCACCAGACTCTATTTTCATTCCGTAACGCTGCAATACATACTTTTTTTGCTCCTCTGTTGGCGCTTCTATTATAGAATTACCATACTCGTCTATAAAACCCTCGTAGCCGTCATATGCAGGGCAAAAATACCTATATAGACCTGTAGCTGTATATGAGTCATTAAAATGTGAGCTTTCGTCAAATAGTGCCTTATATGGCTCTCCACCACTCTTTGCATCATTAGCTGTTGATGGGATAAGGCAGAACCCTACTTTTATAGCACCCCTCATAAGTGTTTTTCTAACAATTGGCCAATACTGATTTACGGGAATTTCCCTTGGCCATTTACCAGCCTCATCCATTAATAGGGCAGATACCCTTCCAGAGTCATAAGAGTTTAGGGCAGTATTCTTAAAGTTTATCTTAGACTCCATCCCTATATCATCATCAAATATTTTACCTTTCTCCCTTTGCACTACTTTTCTCTTATCCTTCTTCTTCTTGAAAACAATTTCTGTTTTTGTCTCCTCATCCTCAACCCTTGGCTTTAGGAATATAGGTAGATTTCTATATCCATTCATAACCATGTATATAAAAGCATCAGATGCGTCTTTACCAGTCTTTGATATTATTCCACAAAATTGTTTTTTCTGCGTAATGGCCTTCCATACCAAATAGCAGGTAGCTTGAGATGTAGCACCTTCCCTACGCTTTTTAATGCGCACAACTCCATAGCACTGCGGAAGTTTTTCACAGTATTCTTGGAAGTAAAAATATCTCCTGTCTGCGTCCCTATAGTCTGGTGTATTCCCATCTTCAAGCGTCCAATAGTTTAAATAAAAATAATGCAACCCAGTTATGTATGTCTCTACATCACTATTTATGAACCAATAACCATTTTTAATTCTATTGACCTCTTGTATAATAAAATTCATCTGCTCATCTCCATATATTGCATTCCCATCATCATCAAATTCTAGCTCTTGAAATACCTCTGGTATAACTATTTTATTAAACTTATTGCCATCTGAGAAGTTTTCTGGAACTTCTGGAGTCTTATATGTAATACCATATATTTGATGTTCTTGTTGCAAATTATATATTTTTAATATACTTGTTTATTTTTAATGCTAATTGCTTACCTATTCCTGTAAGACTATATATATTCCTCTGTTTTTCAGAACCCACAACATTCAATATACTATTTTTCTTCATCTTTGAAACCATGTGATAATATGGTATTTCAGACTTAGAAAGGTCTCTATCAAAGTCTTTCTTAGTGAAGAAGTCAAATTGATTAGCCCATAATATAAATGAAATCTCCTTTATACTGTGTTTAATTATATCAGATAATAAATCTGACATAGCCAAGAACTTGTATGGACTTTCTGGGGTAAAAGCTATTTTGTCAAATCTTTTTATCGCCTCCTTATATCCGACTTTCCTTCCTTCTGCTTTTTTCTTATTATGAAATATCTTTAATTTTTTAATCTCAGCATCAAGACCAAATACAACCTGATTCATCCTGAACAATTTCCAATGAAGAGTGTTATACTTCTTATTCTTTTCCTTTATTATTTTCCTCTTGTGTAGCACATGCTCCTTATTCTTATGTCTTTGGACACGAAGATTATTAAGCACTCTTTGATACGCATCATAAATTACTTCCTTATCGTCATTGGGACTTATTCGAGTCATTTGAGAATAGTTCTTCTATGATTGGTTTTCTTCTTGACTTATCTTTTTCCTCATCTCCAGAAAGTTGGTTGTCCATTCTTAGCTTCTTCATTACATCGTTTATTTCCCCTACAGAGTTAAATAGCTTTAACACCCTCTCCCATGACCCATCATTCTTATCTGCTAGGTCGAGTTTAGTTAGGTCATTATTATTAAGCAATCCTGTTATTTCATTTAGCTTCCTATTTAGTGAATAGTATGCTCCTACAATACCATCCTCTTCGTACAGCTTTAGTTTTTCTTCTATTGACATTTTCCTAGACAATCTGAATATTTTAAACGTATTATTTTCTTGAGTTTACCGCCTATATTATGAGTCATCTCATAATCGGACTTCTTGTAAACAATTGCTATATCTCCAACCTCAAAGTCTGTTATAGACTCTGGCTTACCAAGTATTCTAAGCATAGACTCATGCTGCTTCTTTTCTACTAGGATAATTCCACCTTCGGTAACATCATTTTCTTCGTATATCCTTTCAGCAATCATAAACCCATCTATGCATATCATATCTTCTCCATCTATACCAAAGTATATGAACATCTCATCGACTGCGTGAATTGAGGTATGTATATCTGGCTCGATATCCAGCTTATTTTCATCGTTAAATGAATTGTGGTGTAATAGCACATTTGTTCCTGCTTTTAAGTTTTTGTAGTCTGTAAGGAGTACGCCTTGTGTGTGGTTAGTAATACGGCTATCCCATGAGTATGTATTGTCTACATAAAGCTCAACTTTTGTACCGTCTGCCATTTCTATTTCATGGCTATTTTTCTCCCTGGAATTTACTGCAACAATTATCCTCCTGCCAACAGGCTTAATCGTGTTGTACAATTTGTTGTACATAGTTTATGGTTTTTGGTTTTGTCGGCTATAATGGCCGTGAATGTAAAGTTACTTAAACCTTTCTCCTTTTCCAGAAGTTTTTCCACTTCTATAAACTTGGGAGCTTTTTGACCATAGAAAATGGTATGCCCACCATCCTGCAGTTAACTTTGAACTATTTGCTTCTTTTGCGTGCCTGCTTCTATATTGTTCTCTAGCATCTGGTGAGTAGTTTGAAGAATATCCTTTAGCCCCAAATCTTACAAGTCGGACTTTATCTCCTTCTTTCGCAAGAACAACCTTCTTATGAACTCCATCATTAGCGTCTTTGGGCTTATTGTATCCTGCAAACTTTATCCCCCTATAGTCAATCATAAAAATATTTTTGCTAATTTACAATTATATTATAACTTTAATCAAAATTACAACTATGAATGAAATATTCAACAATTGTATGTTTTTCTTAAGTTATTTGGCAAATATATTTGGAATATCATACCAAGCTATAAATGTTATAATATTTTGTATTATATGGCCAATAGTAACTATATTTCTTTTTACTAAGGCTTATTGGAGATATCTACTTAACTCTTTTACCAGTTTTTTTGTCAAAATAAATTCTACCATAAATTTCAGGAGCAGATGAACTTACTTTCAATAACCCAGAAGCAGCTTCTTTTCCTAAAACTTTTGCTTTCTGTAATAATCCTTCTACACTATAGGGAGATGCCAATACTTCCTCTTCTGATGTCCCTCCCTCATTTGGATTTAAATCCCAAGTGTCACGATAAGATATAAAGTATCCTTTATCGTCTTCACCTACATTATATGTAGCATCACCCATTACAGGGTCTCCAACTAAATTACCATATTTACCTGTTACCTTTTCTTGTGGAGTGTAATATGGCGAAATCTTTAATTCTTCTTCAGTAGGCTTTCTACCTGAAGGCCTTGTAGCAGTTATATTATCTAATGCCTGTTTCAAATCATTTATACCAGATATCTTGTCTCCTTTTATTCCTAAATTACTTAGTACTAGTTCATCAATTTTATTAGACTTTACGTATTTTGTACCCTTTTTATAATCTAGTGGAGTAAATTCTGAAGGTATTATATTTTTGAATCTTTGTTGTTTATTTGAAAGTAGATTAAGTAAGTCAAGTCTTACTTTTGCTGCATCTGTATCTATATATACGTCTTCTCCAACTAGAACTTTTGGCTTATTTTCTTTTATTGCCTTTTCTATATTAGCTCTAGTTTTTTCCATCTTATTAAGACCAACTACTTTTGCCCCTCTAACAAGACTTGAGCCTTCTCCAGTAGTATATCCATAAGGAGTAATCTTTTTTGACATTCTATCTAAGGCAAATTGACTAGTTGCTTTAGCTATACCAGGGGAAGACATATTTTCAGCACCTTTTGCCATAGTACCACCTGCACTAGAAAGAAAATCTTTAATAATCGACCTTAATGTAGAAGCTTTAGGCTTTTCTTTTTTTACTACACTTGGTTTTGGCTTTTTATCTTCTGGCATTTGTATAGTCTTTTATATAGTTATCTATATTTTTTTACGACTTGAGCTATCTTTTTTGGTTGTTGAACGAACTGCTTTCCCTGTTTGCTTCCCTGTGCTTTTGCTTGGTTTGTTGCTCTTCTTTGGCTTGGGCTCAATGCCTTCCATGCTTTCTCCGGTAAATACCGACGCTTCCCAGCCGACGGCTTCCCTGAAGAGGTCATCCAATTCTGCTTCGTCCAATTCGACAATGAATTTGAGCTTGACTTCTTTCCTTGATATCCACCACCAGAGTTTTTGTACAATGTTACCGCCAGTTGAGCTTTTCTGGCAGACCATTCGTTTACATTTCCACCTTTGGAACCAGCTTTTACATTTGCAACTATACGTTTCCATAATCCAGGATTTTTTTTAATTGCGGTACTCATTTACCACGGTATTTACGGTCTTTACGGTCATGCTTATTGAAAGACTTCTGAGCAACACCTTTCTTTCTTTTACCAAAAGATGCTTTTACTTTCTCAGAACCTCCCTTAGCCTTTGCCATATATTAATTTTTAGGAACAATTTTTGGGTATTTCTTATTCATCACTTCACGAAGGCTTTTTACTTCAGACTTTAAGCTTTTAGTAATTAAAGAGTCTTTTCTGCTCTCGAGTGCCTTTATCTGAGATGGAGTCATTTTAGAATATACTTGCATTCTAAGTCTTTCACTTTTTTCATAGTTAGAGTCTGATTCTCTCATGGATTTAGTTGGAGCACTTATTAAAGAGTCAGAAATCTCCAATGCCCTTTTTACAGAAATCTTTTTAGGCTTACTTAATCCAAGTGGTTTTTTATCCTGTGGCATGATTATTTCTTTTTAACAATTTTTTTATAAAGACCAGGGCCATATTTAACATCATATGCACGACTCTTATCTCCCTGCTTAATTACAGCAGATGGAGTTACACCCCCCTGCGCCATAACTTGTTCAATAGAAATCCCTGATTTCTTAGAAAATGCAATATCTTCTTTTGTCGGAACAGGTCCTTTTTTGGGTTTAGGTTGTTGCATTGTTATTTAATATTTTTAACTAAATTTTTAAGTTTTACCGATTTTGCAGAATCTACTGATGCTGAGGCTCTAGCGTTTTTTGCTATTTTTAATCTTTCAAATGCAGTTGGTGTACTTGTCCCCTTAATATCAAGAACCATATTCCAATCTCCCTTACCTGCTTTTATAAAAGCTCTACCAATTTTTTCTTGTTGACTAGCTAGCATTTTTTTACCCAAAGATTCTCTCATTAATGAATCAGACATTTCTTTAGCTTTCTTAACTGAAATCTTTGGTGGCTTACTTAATCCAAGTGGTTTTTTAGGTTGTTGCATTGTTATTTCTTTTTACCTTTTACTGCCATTTGAGTCATCTTCTTTTGGCCATACTTAGCTGCTCCAGCTTTAGCTGCAATAGCAGCACCGATAGCTTTTGCTTTTGCTGCAGGCATTCCTTTCTTTACATAAGACGCTGCCGCTTTCTTGGCTACAGCTTCAAACTTTTTTCCGCTTCCGAGTTTTGCTTTCATCGTTTTTAATTTTAACAAAAATAGTACAAATTAAGAATATACCTCCATAATAGCTTTTCTAATATTGGCAGGAACTTTTTTATAGTTTTTTAGCATCCTTGGGGGGCACATTGACAGTATGTGTTTATTGTCATATATCCCTGTTGGGAACTTCTTAAGCTCTGGCATAAGCCTGTAACTGTACAGATAAAGGTTTGACTTTCTCTTGTACATAGACTTGTTTATTGGAAGATTCCACTTCTTGATGTTATTTAAGGCCCTAACCTCACAGTCTCTTTCTAGCTCAATCATGCTGTCTATGACATTATTTAGTTGTGTGCTGTTAAGCATTCTTGCCTTATCCATCCAATCCCAAAGAGCTAAGCAGGTGTCCTCCCAGTGCTTCCACCTTGAGTCTGTTAGCCACTGCTCCATGTGAGAGTATTCGTGTATTAGGATTTCTATCCAATCTTCAAATGGTTTCCCACAAGCAACAACTAATGCTTTATCTTCCCCGTCGAAATACCCAGAGCAATCTGAACTAAAGGTATCTGTTAAGACAACAGTCCTTGATGGAGATAGAACTAATTCCACCCCATTGTTCTTACATCTTCTTTTTACATTTGAAACAAAGGACTTAAACTCATCTGGGATTTCGTACTTCATTGCCCAAATTTAGGTCGTTTTTTAGACTAGACAACCTATACCTGCTTACATTGATTCTGTTACCATTGAAGAATATGTTTGGGTCAAACCAGAACTCTATAGAAGAACCCATCTTCCTAGATAGTATCTTCTTGTCTAGTATTTCTAATAGATTATTATAAAACGTCTTTTCTGCTATTTTGCAAGCTTCACATACGTCTGATGAGTGTAGCACTACAATCTCACTAAGCGGTCTTACTATACTCATTGCATACAACAGTATCTTTAAAGACGAGTGAGACATGTCCATAATGCTGTTTACGCCATTTTGAAACAGCTTTGTATACACAAGCTCATCATGTAGTATATTCTTGTTTTGACCCACCTTTCTCATTGTGTAGTACTCACCAGTATCAGGATTAATTGTTAATGTCTCATCAGACTTGGTCATGTACATTTTTTCAGATATTCCATTAATCTTATAAGGGCTGTACAAGTACTCTTCGTGTTTCTTTTTCATACTCAAATATACTCTTATTTTCCATACACAGGGATTTAATTCCCTAATAGGGGAATCTTAGTATTGTAAATCATAGAGTTATGGGGTTTTCTTCTTATATATATTAAGTGAGTATTATATAGCAGTAAAGTCATCACTTAACTAAACATATGCAAAAGTAAAGGTAGGGATTGGATGAGGAATGTAACACCGTAAGGGACCCTATTATTTTTTGTTTCAGCTCTACAGAAAGGAAAACCGATTTCTACTACTGAGTACCCTAACATTACAAAAAAAACTAATATGTTAATGGTCTGTTAATTAACTAATTATTGTGAAAAAGGGCATTGGAGATTTCTGACTCTTTAATAAG